CTAGCCAGTGTTTATGCGGCTCTTGGAGGTAATGTTGACCAAATGCTGACCGTTCGATGTCCCGTACAGGGCCTCAGCCTTGGACCCTGCGTCGGGGGCGGCGTCAGGCATCCAGCGGCCGTACACGCGGCGGATCATGCCCCAGTCTGCGTGGCCCATCTGGCTTGCGACCCACATAGGATGCTCGCCAGCAGACAGCATCATGGATGCGTAGGTATGTCGTGTCTGGTATGGCACGCGGTAACGGACCTTGGCGCGTTTCAGAGCGGGCTGCCATAAGGTCTTGCGGATCGGCTGGTCTCCCTCCCACGGCGCGTCTGTGCGTGGGTTATGAAAAACGTGGGCGTTCGCCAGCAGGGTAAACGCCTTTTGCGCTTCCAGGGCGTCACGGGCTGGTCCGAGCAGCTTTACCATGCGCTTGCTGCTGCTGGTCTTCGGGGCTTCGGCGGCTCCTTTGGCCGCCTGGGTCGTTGCACGCCGAATCCGAACTTCCCCACGGACCAGGTCGACATCTTCCCACCGCAAGCCCACCATTTCGGACGTTCGAAGACCTGTCCACAAGGCGAACTGGACGAAGTTCCGACCCTGTCCATCGAGCGCTTTGAGAATTTCCGCCTGTTCCGCAGCCGTGAACGGGTCTACATCGTCCTCTTCTTTAGGGGCCTCGTTCTTCGCGTAGGTCCAGCCGGCAATGGGGTTGGCCTCTATCAATTCGTCCGTCACGGCTTCGTCCAACGCCGTGCGCAGGACGGACAGGACATTCGCAATGCGTTTATTCGTCACGTCCATCCCTTCGCACATTTCGCGAACGTGGGCGCGCCGCAGATCTGCAAGCTCGTGCTTGCCGAGTGACGGTACAAGACGGCCGTTGACTACTTTGCGATAGCCGTCTGCTGTACTGGCCTTGATGGTTTTGGCCTTTCCGTCTACCCAGCTCTCAAGATAGGCCTGAACCGTTCTGCCCAGGGTCTTCGGGCTGAATTTGGCCGCGTTCTTGCTCTCTGGGAAAGTTGTTGCATAGCTGAAGGTGCCGCGCGCGATCGCGTCGAGAATCGCAGCGCGATGGTTTGCCGCCCGCTTTAGGTTAGCGGGGGTGGGCTGGAGCTTGATGCGTTCCCGGCACCGCTGGTTCGCATAGTAGAAGTCGATTTCGATCGACGACTCGGAAGCTGGCCGAACGCCATCGTACTGCTTGCCCATTCGTTATAGCCCTCGGTGTCGATGAGAACCCGGCCGTCTGGCGCTTTGACCCAGACAGATCCTTCGCCCCAAATTCCGTCCCTTATTTTTGTCCTTATGCCGTCTTCAGTATAGCCAGTCTCCAATGAGAACTTGCGGATCGTCAGATAGCGAACTGACATATCGCCTCTCCAAAGAACGGCCCGCGCTAGGCGGGCCTCCATGCGTTACGTGTGGTGTCCAGCATCTGCTGGATGGCTTCGGTCATTTCGGTGGTCTATAAGCCCAGCAAAAAGTGGATTTGTGACTCATATATGAGTCATTCTGGTTGCAGCTTTTCCAGCCCGCTCACCACGGCCATGATTCGGGCATAGTGGGCTTTTGCTTCCGGCTCGCCGGTCCAGTCGCCGGGCGCCAGGGTGTGGCAATCGCGCAGCCCAGAGGCCTCTTCGGTGAGTAGCTGGATGGCCTCGGCAATGGGGTTTGTCGTGCTGCTGGTGTTGGGGGTCATGCGGCAGCCCTTTCGATGTCGCGATACATGCGGTCCACGGCCTTCTGTCGGGCGTCCAACTTCCTGATGCGTGCCAGGTGATCGTGCAGGGCTTTGTCGTATGGTTCGATCTCGAGTAGCAGCCGGAGCTTTTCTTGGTGGTCGGTGGTCGCGTTGCACTGGGCGGCCAGTGCGTCGCGCTTCGCGAAGTCGGGCTTACCGGCTTCCCAGCGGGAAAACTCCGCATCGTAGTCGGCCAACAGCTTCTCGCTGGCAATCCTCCAGCGGATGAAAAGCAGGTCTCGGCGGCTGATGCGCAGAAAGAGTCCCTTTTCGCGCACGAAGGCGATGAGTTCTTCCTTCGTGAACTCGTTAAGGATATCGACGCTATTTTTCATGCTGCCCCTCCTTCGCCCTGGCTGGATGGGGCGGCTGGCTTCATGAACGTCAGCCAGTGCGTTTTCTCGCGCTTGCCCGACTTGTGGCCGAACAGCGGCCGGTGATCGGTCAGGGCAAGGATCTGGCTAACCGGGATTTGCACCTCTGCCCACTTGAAGATCAGTACGCCTTCGGGGCGCAGGACGCGGAAGCACTCAGCGAGGCCTCGCCGCAGGTCCTCGCGCCAGTCCTCGGTCAAGATGCCGTACTTGGCGCGCAGCCAGGAATCCATGCCCGCACGCCGAAGATGGGGCGGGTCGAACACGACCAGGGAAAATGTGTCGTCTGCGAACGGGATGGCCCGGAAATCCATGTTCAGGTCGGGCGTGATGTTGAATGCACGGCCGTCGCACAGGGTGTGCTCTTCGCTGCGGATATCGCCGAACAGGGCGCGTTGGTCCTGGCGGTCGAACCACATCATGCGGCCGCCGCAGCAAGGGTCGAGAATTGCCGTATCCATCACGCTTCCCCCTTGTGCTGCTGGGCGACGAAGTCGATAGCGTCTGCAACCGCGCGCAGGTGTTTGGCTGCGCAAGCGTTGCAGATGACGCCCCTGTCCGTCACATAGGAGATATCCAGGCGCATCGAGAGTGTCAGGGTCGCCGTTACATCGCGGTCGCTCCACAAGGTGTCCTTGTGGACTCCGAAGATCGACAATTCCGGCACCTCAGACCTGCACACATCGCACTCGTAAACCGTAGTTGTGGTGGTTTTGATGCCCATCACGCACCCCCTTCGCCCTGCTGGGCGGCAATGGCGGCGTTTACTGCCTCGATAACCAGACGTGCGCCCGCTTTGATGAATTCCATCTGACGGGGCGTTGCGTTGAAATAATCGAACCTCATCCCGTCGATAGCCGCCTGGATGGATGCAACCACCGCGTCCTTCGCATCCCGCCCGTCTGCGGCATGGGTTTTCCGCTTCTGAATTCCTCCAACGGCCCATGCCCCCGGCGAGTGCGCGTCCATGTATGTCTGGATTCGTTGGGCTGCATCCAACAACCAGCGCGGCACGGCCGGCGCGGTGCCACCCATCGACACCATTTCGACACCAGAGTCCTGCGGCGGTTGAGCGGCAGGCCCACTTGCCAGGGCGGCAATCACGTCATCGCGCAGGAGGAACGCGCCATCGTCGCGCTTGAGCGAACTCAAGTACCGGCCGCCGTTCCCATCGTCGGCATAGCCAAAGCCGTATCGCTGCAGCGATCTGACCGACGACTGCGCCTCCCCGGCTACAGGGGCGCTTGCCAGGGCGGCAGTGGGCTCGGCGTAGAGTTGACCATCTTTCCCGCGCCATGCTGCATGCTCCCCGTGCCAGAACAGAACGCCATCTTTATAGAAAGCCACCGGCTCAGCGCTCGCCGCAGGCTGCGCACCGTAGCGGGCAAGCAGGGCGCGAGCGAATCCTCTGTCATCAAAGTAGTAGCGCGTCGAGCATGAACCCGACATCATGAACTCGCTTGCCAGGGTAGCCAGTTCTGCGTCTGTCGGCTCAGGGCGAGCGGGGCGACTGGCGCGGTCGGCCATGACTGCGGCGCGGGCGTATGCTGCAAGGTCAGATTTTGCATAGCCAACGTAGCCACCTGTATCGTTGTAAGCGCTCGGGATCTCGGGGAGTTTCACGTCCTGCGCCTCCTCTGCCACGCTGATTTGCGACTGTTTGAGCGCAACTCCACGCGGCGTCAATACGCAGTCTGGAACATCCCTGATATCTGGGGTGGCAATCCATTCCAACTTGCTTTCGGCATGCTGGGAGCAGTCCGGGCACTGCACGGTATCCAGAATGTTGCCAACGGCGCCGTGATCGTCGCAGGTCAGGCAAACCGGACGCATCCCCCGCACCTCGGCCAGCACATCCCCAATCGTCGTGCCGTTTTCCTTCGCCCGCTCCAGCAGGCTGATGATCTGTTGCTTCATGAGGCCTCCTTTTCGCCGCCCAGGGCATCGACCAGCTCGGTCAGCAGCTTCGCCAGCTCGCCGGTCATCAGGGCGAAATCCGAATCAAAACGCTCGTCGCTGGTCTGGCTGGGGTCTGCGCCTTCCTTCAGCACATCCAACGGGGTCACGCGCTTGATATCCAGGCCCTCGGTCAGCACGAAGGACACGCGATCAGCCCAGGTCATGGCCAGGCGGGTGCATTGCTTGCCGGATTGGATATGGCGGCACACGTCATCGGCGTCCACGCTGTGCTTGATGTAGCGGACTGTGGCCTTGCTGGTCCCGCTCGCGCGTAGCTCGGTGTCCTGGTCGATGGTGAAGTTATCGGGCGCTTCGTCTGTCGCCAGCCAGCCAGTCATGGCAGCAGCCGGGGACTGCGTCACGTAGAGGCATTCCAGCGGCAGCGGGTCGACCGTCTTTGCGAGCAGGCCTATGACCTCGTCGGCTTTGCCATCAGCCGCTGCGTCAATCACCAGCCAGCCGTTCTTCGTGTCGATCCATGCGCGGGTATCGCGGTAGACGGACAGGGCGCGCGGCATCAGTTCGTCGGTGACGCGCTCCTTGATTTCCTTCATCTGCTTGCGGCCGGGCTTGTAGCCCTGCTGCTCTTCGATTTCCTTCGCGCGGGCCTTGGCAGCCTGATTGATGGCCGACGACGGCAGTACCTTTTTCTCGGCGCGCAGCGAAAGCAGGATCTGGCCGTTGACGGCATGGGACAGCTGGCCGTTCTCGCGGGGCGACACCCAGCCAAGGCGCTGCATTTCCAGATCGTTGCTGGGCTGGTAGGCATGCTTCGCCAGTGCAGCTTCGAGCGTTTCGCCCAGGCGCGGCCAAGCGGCCGAAAGGCGATAGACCTTTAGGTTTTTGAACCACATAGAGCTTTCCAGGTAAGGATATTACGGGCGGGGAGGGTGCCTAAAGTCTGCTGGCAGCTTAGAATCCACCTCCATCGGACCACGGGACAGCCAATGTTGAATCTGCGTAACTTGCGTGATGTTTCAGTGTGGCCTGAAGAGCTTGAGGCGCTAGGTTCTGGCGGCCATTTTGGCGAGCTAGAGACCTTTGAGGACTGGCTGCCGCGCACTCGACATTTGACTGGCGGACTTCCAAACGAGGTGTTGGAACAATGGCCTTATAGGCATGGGTCACAATCGCCGATGCGATTTATCGACTTAACTTCAGTGTCGTGCCATGAGGAAAGTTGGGCTCCAACGTATTTTTTGAAGTCTGTAGGCACGATCAGAGGGCACGAGCCGATGGACCCAGAGCATGACTACAAGGTCTTTTCTGGTAGCCCCGCCAGCGGTGGGCCTCTGCGCACTGCGGCAGCGATGAACAGGGGAAACTGGGACTATGCCCCAATTGTTCTCGCAACCCCCGGTGGCTTTCTGTGCGCGATCGGTGAGCACATAGAAAAAGAATTTCTACTGATCGAGGGCCATAAGAGGCATCGATACTTGAATGCGCTTGAATTTATGGGGAAGCGGCTTGGCCCTCAGCGTATTTTTGTTTTGACTCTTACCTAGAGCGGAATCAAAATGGAATATCGTCGTCCATATCCGCGAGGCTGGCGGCAGGCGCCGGCCCGCCGCGCTGCGCCGCATACTGGCTCGACTGCGGCTGCTGACGCGCCGGAGGCGGTGCGGCCTGCGCTTCGCGTTGCGGCGCACTGCCAAATTCCAAGGTGGTAATGCGACCAGCCAGTTTGTGGCCCGGCGTGCCGTCACGGCTTTGGAATGTTTCGATATGCACATCATCAAGGGTTACGCTGATGCGGCCTCCCTTGAGCAGATAGGGCGCCAGAGTTTCGGCTCGCTGGCCCCAGAGTGAGCCATCCACCCACTGGGTCGGCCGCTTGCCGTCTTGGCCCTTTTTCCCGTAATCAAAGGCCAGGGAAACACTGGCCACTGCTTCGCCGGCCTGGGTATAGCGGACTTCCACGTCGCGGCCGATCCGGGCCATTCCAAAAAGCTGTGCCATGGTTAAGCTGCCTCCTTGCGCAGCATGGTTTCGTACCGAGTGACAGTGCGCTTGAATTCCATCAGGTCGGATTCCAGCGCCTCGATTGCGTTGTCGTCCCGCTTGATCCGCACGATCGTCAGGTGGCGGCCGATCGGCTCAAGGTCGGGGGCCCACAGGACCAGGTCAACCCATTGCCGGCCGAGCAGCCACATGGCGCCGTTGCACTGGTCGATGTAGCTGCTGATATCGCCTTCGACCACAGCCTCGAACAGCGTGCCGGACGAAACCATCGTCTTGATTTCGATGATTCCATCGGCCTCCACCAGGCCGTCGACGCTCACGCCGAACAGCCGGTCATCGGTGGTGATGAAGCCGGCTTCTTCCACGAAATTGCCGGTCTTGGCTTCATAGGCGGCACGGGCGAAAGGCTCTTGCTCGGTACCAAGGCGCATGGCGCCATTCACGAATACGTCAGCGGCACGTCCGCCGGCGCGCTCGCGCGCAACGTCCATGGCGTAAGACAGGCAGGCCTTCGATGGCGCGCCGCTTTTCAGCCGGTCGCGGCAGTCCTTGAACCGGCTGCCAGTAATGACGCCGCGCCGGGCTTCCAGCCACTCCGGCGTGCCTTGCGGGGCGGTGTGATAGATCAGATCCATCAGGCTTCTCCTTGTTTGAGCATGGCCCGCTTGTCGGCGTATGCCTGTTTGAAGGCAGCGAAGGCCCCCAAATTGTTGGTTTTGCGAATGGCGTCGCAGCCCTGCTGCCAGATTCCTGCCGCCTGGGCGGCCGTGTCGGCCTGGGCAATCTTGCTGATCCACTCGTCGCGCAGGGCGGCATCTTTCTCCGCGCCCGCACCGTCGTTGTCGTCGCCTTTTTCGGAGACGCCCGTGATTGCCTTCAGCGTGTGGCGCTGGAGGTAGGTCACCGTCGAGGCAATGGCCTGGATGCTGTTTTTGTTGCCGCTCTGGTCGGCGCTAGCTTCCAGGGACACGGAGTCGCTGTGGCCCTGGCGGTGCTTGAGAATGCAGGTCACGCGAATCTGCCCGGCGGGCTGCTCCGTGCGCCAGCTCCAGGAGAACCCGTGCCTGGAAAGGGCAGGGCCTACGGCTTCCACAACGTCCGACAGCTCTGCGTGCTTGTAGTGAGTGCGTCCCTTTTGTGAGGTGAAATCTACGGTCTTGCTCTTCAGCACCTCGACCGCCTCGGCCTTGAATGCCGCCAGAGCATCGTTGAACGCTTTTTCGGCCTCGCGGTGCTCCCAGCGCTCCTGCAGGTCCATCATTTTCTCGACCTGCTCAAGAGTTGCACCTTGACGCATTGCCGCCAGCATCATCCCCATGGGGGAGTTTGCGGCCGGGCCTTCACTGTGCGCGGCCAGATCCCGGGCCGGCGCTTCGATAACTTCGTTCATATCTGCCTCAATAGGTGATCTTCACTGCCGGGATCCTCCCCAGGGCAATGAGGGTGATGGCCTGCTTGGCGCAGTCCTCGGGCATTCCGCCAGCGACGAAGGCGGCCAGGGCCGCGCGATTGATGCGCCGGCGGTGTTCTTCATCGGCAGCCCGGCTGGCGGCGAGAGCTTCCTCGGCTGCCCTGGCATCGGCCTGGCGCTTGATCTCGGCCAGGCGCGCGGCTTCAGCGGCTTGCTTTTCTCGCTCGATGGCCGCCAGGCGCTCTTGCTCGGCGCGCTGCTCGGCGGCCAGGCGGTCAGCTTCTGCCTGGGCTGCGGCGCGTTGGGCCTGTTCGGCCTGCAGCTTCAGCTCCAGCTCGCGGCGCTCGGCTTCGGCCTCGCGCTTTGCAGCGGCGTCACGCTCTGCCTGGGCGCGCGCCTCAGCTTCGCGGGTGGTCCGCTCTGCGGCCTCTCGGGCGATGCGCTCCTGCTCGTCTCGCTTCCGGCGTTCTTCTGCCTCGGCGCGCAGGCGCTCAAGATCGGCCTGGTCGGCTTCGTATTTCTCACGGGCGGCCAGCCGGTCGCGTAGGCCGGCGAGGGCCTTTTCCTTGGTGCGGGCTGCCTCGGTTTCGAACTCTTCCCAGTCCGGCCCGATTCCAATAGCCTCCACCGCGATGATGGCGGCGCGCAGAGAGTCAGTGCATTCGCCGTAGTCGGCCACAATGGAGATCATTCCCGCGATGGCGCCTTTGTGCCGCTGTATGCGATCCTCCTCGGCCTGCTCCCATTCGTTCAGCGGGGCGCGCACTTCGTCGGCCAGCGCATCCAGAACGTCACGCATGCGCTTGCGCTCGGCGTCGATCAGCTTCGGGATTTCCTTCAGCCGATCGACTTGCTCCTTGCCCAGGCCGTCGAGTGCGGTCTTGATCTTGCGCACCTTGAATGCCCGGCTGGCGATGGCTTCCCGGCCCTTCTTGGTGCTCAGGTCGGCGGGCTGGCCCAGGACCTCCCGGCGCACGCGCTCAATGTAAGGATCCAGGCCTTTCGGCGTCTGGTAGACCTGCAGCGCGGTTTTCGCCGGCGGCAGTTCAATCAGTTCTGCGACGGACATGTCACTCCTTCGCCGCATACGCGGTCTTTCCGCCATCGCTGGCGGTGTGGATGGGTTCGCCGTGGGCGTCGAGGGTCGGGCCGATGACGCCGGTCATCAGCAGCAGGGAAAAGACGATGGCGGCGCCGCACAGGCCGTAGCAGGCGACGTTGATATCCCACTGCTTGCGGTAGGCCAGCAAGTACAGGGCCAGGGCGCGGCGGGAGAGGGTGCGGAGGCGGGTCATTGGGCACCTCTGGCTGCCGGGCGGATCCATTCGGCGTCAAACGCTGTCATCGCGGAGGCAGGTGTATCGCCGAACCCAGCGACTCCGACCTGAATGTCAGGCCCATAGAGCGCGCACCACTGATCTCCATCGATGGACAGGCTCGGCCGGAACAGAACAGACGGGCGCACCGCTTCGTGCGCTGCTACCCTTTGTGCATCCGCAGCCGCAGCGAATTCGAACCTGACGCTTTCGATGGCATAGCTCAGGCCACTGGCTTCCTGGGACACAGCGCTGCGGACGGCTTCACTCAGGTCACCGCCTTGGATCCGGCTGCGGACCGCGTCATAAACTGCTTGGTAGGTGTCGATCATGCTGTCTTCCTCAGAAACGCCATAGCGCGATCACCGGCCAGGGCAAAGGGATAGGCGGCAGCGAGGCCGCACAGGATGAAAAGGGCGGTGGTCATTGGCGCGCCTCGAAGGTGATGCGCGGCCCAACCAGCTCAGCGGCAACCAGATCGGCAAGCGCGGCTTGTTTTGCCATCGTCAGCCAGCGATTCAGCAGGGACAGCACGATGGCCGGCTCCTGACTACGAGAGGGACGGGTGGCCGAGCGCACCAGGGCAGCGAAGGCGTCCCGCACCTCAGGGGTTGCGCAGTCATTGAGCAGCGCTGCGGCCCGATCCGGATAGACGCTGCCGATCTGGCCGACGTCATGGTCAAGCTGCAGCGCGCGGTCGAACAGGGGCGCCAGACGCGCCTCAATCCTGTCGCGCAGGGTCTGCTCGTCTATGGGCTGGCGCTCCCGTGGCCCCTCGAAGGGCGGCGCAGTGCGCAGCGGGTCGTCAAGAGTCGCTGGCAGGTTCATGGCTTGTTCCTTCTTGGGGAGAGTTAGGTGCAGCACCCGGTCCGATCCTCACGGCCAGCCGCCACCACGCTGATTGCGCATCTGCGGTATGGGCGGGGAGGCTTGGAGGGGGAGGGGTGCTGCGGGGAAAGTGGCGCGCCCGGCAGGAGTTGAACCTGCAACCTACGGCCTAGAACACCGCAGCTCTATCCAGTTGAGCTACGGGCGCGAGGGCGCCGGGTTTCCACCGGACTGCCAGCCTGGGTTTCGCGGCTGTCTACTCCCCACCTCCGGGGACGCATTTGAAGATGGTGGAGGGATTCGAACCCTCAGACCTGCCTTGGTGCGAGCACCTACAAAGGACAGGATGCCGTTCACCATCAAGGGTGCCGGCTGGCCTTGCCTATGCTTACCGGCCGGGTTTTGCCTCGGGTCTGGCCAGGATGGCACTCTTGATGGTCCTGCGCACTGACCCGGCGCAGGTTAAGGTGATGTTGCGGCATGACGTTTGCCCAATCGCGCCTGAAACTGCGGGCCTTTCGGACGGTTCTCCGTGCCATCACATAGGCGGGCCGGGCTTGATACCGGCTTGCGGGGTGTTCATGGGCACTGCACCTCTCGGATAGCCTCCGCGCCCCTAAGCGTGTCCTTCCACGCCGCCGCCTATGTGATGGCCCTCGACACTGACGCGGTCGAGGTTTACGGTCTCTGCCTGAACGCGCAAACAAGGCAGGCGGTGGGGGTTTCTCGGCGCGTTTGCCATCATGAAGGGCATCCCCGACTCATCGCTCCCTGCTCGGCCTATGCCTCGCTCTGCTGCGCGATGCCCTTCATGATGGCCCTCCCATATAGCGGGGAGGGTGCCTGAGCCTGGGTGCTGCTCATATCCCAGCTATGCAGGCGTTGAGGAGTCGTTTGGCGATGCGGGACTTTGTTGTCCGCTCATCCATGGGCAATGAAACACTAGGGCCTGTTCCGATGCCCCCCCGTAGGAGGTGTCCTCATAAACCCTGACGTACAGGTCGAGGGTTTGCTGACGTCCTACGATCTTCTTCACTGCCGGGCTGGCCACGGCTTTGCTGTAAGCGTCACTGCGGTCTCGCGCTTTGAACTCTCCGACCAGCACCGGCCGAGTCAGGCCGCTGCGCGAATGAACAAATGCGTAATAGGCCATCTTGGTCTCCTTGTTCATCGGTCTGCGTCCTGTCACGGCGCAGGCAGATGAATCCGCGCCAGCCAAGAAGCCACGATGGCTTGGCGCGGGCTGCCGACTTGCACGGCGCTACCCGGTTGGCCCGGGAGTCGTCACCCTGATGCGCTCAGGGCGGGCGGCGCCGAGATTCCAATCGGCATGACCATTTCTGTTCTTGGCTGTCTACGCCTCACCCTCTTGACCGTGTACCGCGCTTGGCGGACTGGATACGGCGGGGATGCCGCGCAGAGCTACGGCCATGCCCGTAGGTGCGATTGAGCCGGACGAACACCCCACAGGTAGGGTGAGCAACATCGGCTGGCTGGTTGTTAAAGAGCGGGTACTGCTGGCACTTCAACGCGGCCCTACTAGCTGGCTTCCGCCTAGGCGTTCTCTGCTGCGTTCTGCACTTCCGTTTGCTGGGCTTTGCCCTAGGCGGTTGGAAGTGCATGAACGAAGTATAGAAAAATCTATACAGTCTAGTCAAGAGAAATCTAAACATTCTTTACGCAAGGAATCGGCTACGATTGCAGATTGGTTTTGTTACTTTTTGGCGGGAGTAGTGCGAAGCGGGTTTTTGTGCGTAGCACGGTGGCGCGTGCCACTCTCGATCGCTGTTCTTACGAGATACGAGTTTCGGATGAAAAAGATAACTTTTGCTGCACTCGCGGTTTGTGTTTCGGTTGCGGGCTGCGCCTCGTCAGGCGTCCGCGTTAAAGATGAGCAGCTTGCTGAATTTGTCCCAGGAAAGACGACCAAGCAGGATGTAATTGCTCGCCTGGGCGTGCCGACATCTTCAATGAGGAATTCTGACGGCAGCAGCATGATCATGTACACCTACTCAGAGGCGCGCACCCGGGCGACTACGTTCATACCTATTGTGGGGCTCTTCGCCGGCGGCGTAGATACGAACGCTACAAATGTGATGCTTCAGTTCGATCCTGAAGGCAAGCTCTTGAGCCATTCTTCATCTGAGACGGCTTTGGGCACAGCCACAGGCGTGGCAGCAGGATCAGTCGACTCCGTGCCAGATCAGCCGAGGAAGCCGTAGGGGAGGGATGCTCAGTTTGTCAGGTCGTGACGGTAGCCCGGCATCATTAGCACTTGCCCCAGTGAAGTCGTGACGTTCTCATTTGTCAGGCGGGCCACGCCGTGACCCCACAACCTGATATGAGATACATCATGAATCTGGAAAAAGCAAAAGCTGAGCTGGCCTCTCTTTGGGAGCAGATCGACCGCCTTCCCGAAAATCTCCCTGGGGAGTTCCGCAGAGCGCTGCTGATGGACCAAGCGCTTCGGTACGAGCAGATCATTGCTGAGGAAGAGGCTACTAGAGCGGCGAGCTCCTACGCCTGAGCCCAGAAAGCACAAAGCCCCTTTGGAGGGGCTTTTCTTTTAGGGGTCTAGCCCGGCTACGGTACCGCCCCGCGCTAGGCGCCGTTCAAATGAAAAAGCCACCCGGAGGTGGCTTCGTTCACTCAAAGAATACTTAGCAAGTACTCAAGTTCTTTACGGTACTTGGTTTGCGACTGATTCACCTGGAGTCGGCTGCCGTTGACCGTATGGAATTGACCCACTTTCAGTTTGGGTATTGGAATCCCTTCGGCTCCACTGATCCGACCAGCAGACATGAAATCGTCCGTGATAGCAAAGGCGTCAGCCGGGTCATCCACATCAAACAATTCTGGATACTTGGCTGCGGTCGCGTAGGCGCGTTCTACGTACATCTGCGATGCACGATCTTTGACACCCTTTTTCGGGCTCCGTGCCCCAACCATCGTCATAACAATGGATGCGACCTTCGGGGCAGGAACGCCTCCGGCTCGGTCAGCCCAAACATTAAAGTCGCTCGCCGGGTTAGCCAGCATGCCAAGGGTGATATCCAAGGACTCAATGGAATGTTCATCCACCCGCACCGGGATGATAAGCGCATCAGCCGCGCACCAAGAAAGGTGAGTGCCACCGCCATAGAACGGGCTGCAATCCATCAAAATTCGACTGCACTTCTTCTCTTTAGCCTCCTCGGCCAGCACATCGCGCAAACTGAAAAGGATGTTGGCCACCGCTTTCTTGTTACCGGCCGCCATAGCTTGCTGTAACTGCTGGTAAAGCGCGGACGGAAAGGCAAAAAGAGCGCCGTCCCCAGGCACGAGAAAGCCTGACTTCGCTCCTTTGAAGTGATCATTCAGCGAGCTCGCCCGATAGGAAATATCCTCGGGAACTTCGCCAAAGGCTGGCCCAAGGACTTTCGGGTTAAGCGCATGACTGACCGTCACCTCAGGCTTCTGCCCGCGCATTATTGACTCAGTCAAGTTCCGCTGAGGACAAAGATCGGCAACCAATGTCGAGTGGTGGCGAGTGAACATCCATGCTAGGTTGAAAGAAAGCGTGGACTTGCCGATGCCTCCGCGCAGATTGGTGACCGCGTAGGATTTCCGCTTGAGCTCTATCGGTCCGTCGTAGGGTTCTTCAAGAGATCGATCGTGGTTCGCGATGATGCGAGCGAGGCCAGAAGTCATATTTGCGCGTCCAGGGTTAGGATGCCGAGCAGGTTACGTGGAAATCAGCAGGCCGTCAATAAAACTGCAGGTCGCTCGAGAAACTGCAGGCCGTTTCAAATCCCGCAGTTCGTTGCTATGTGCGCAAGTTAACACCATTTATGCAGGCTGACTGTATGCGCGTAATTCGTGCCGCCGTCCGTCATTGCCGACCGGCGCCCTACGACCGCACCCACTGCCCCCGCTCATCCTCTCCAAGCTTGGCGCCAGCCCAGACGACTCGCCCCAGCACTCTGACCGAGGCCTCACCCTCTAGAGGGATATCAGGGTGCTGCGCATTGAACGACCGCGCCACCCAGCGCCCCGTCAGCCGATCCTTGGCCACGGTTTTGACGATCATCTTCCCGTCGTAGTTGATGGCGTACACGCCGCCGGCGGCCACGTCAGCCAATGTCAGGCCTAGATCCGGCACTACAAGAAGGGCAGCGCCGTCGCGGATGATCGGCTCCATGCTGTCGCCTTTTGCGTACACGACCCGACCGCGGCCGGCATCCGCGCCAACGGAGCGCAGGAACGAGCGGCGGAACTGGACGAAGCCAGTCTGTTCCTCGGTATGGTTCTCGATACCCTCTCCGGCAGCCAGGCGCACATCGCCGAGCTCGGGAACCTTCTCGAATCGCTCATTTGCCGCCTGGGGCTCACCCGGGGCCACATTTGCTACGACCGTCCTATCCAAGTTCAGCCTTGGAGGCGGGGCATGCTCTCGGTCATCGACAGGCTTCCCACCTTCCCATGGAGCCAGCTCGACCGGCGCCATCGGGAACGGATCTTCCTCATCCGGGCTGGGGACGTAGACGGCGCCCACTTTGGGCGGCGCTTGTTGTCCAGAGGTGGCGCGTACCACCTCCAGGCCGATATCCAATTGCCCTAGAGCTAACGCGATGGCGCCCTCGATTTGACTGATCTGTGGAGCAGACAGAGACCTGATACGGCCCTCGGAGATGGACGGGAACGGCCACCATTGGCCCGGCGCGGGTTCGCCTGCCTCATTGGCCCTGTCGAGCCAGCCGGGGGCCACTCCAACTCGACGCTCTAATTCGGCGGCTGCGTTCTCGCCAATGCTACGGCCCTTGTTGTAGCTGGCGGACAAGAACTGTGATACCTGCGCCCGCTCGTACCCGTACCGCCGGCCGAACTCAGCGGCGTTCCCGTTCGTGCGCTCATCTATCAACTGCCGCAGTCGCTGGCGGCGTAATTCGTGCTTGTCCATGTGGCGATTAGACAGGAAGTTTTCTAAACAATGGTCTAGATAATTCTTGACTTAAGGTATAGATATTTCTAAACTCAGGCCATGAACGCTACTCAGATCATCGAAATTATGGGCGGGCGGGCCAGAGTCATGAAGTTGACCGGCCTGACGAAAGGGCGGATTTCCCAATGGGCCAAAGAGGATCACATCCCGAAGGCCTGGATGCTGGCTTTCCACAGGATGAAGCCTCGGCAGATCCCGAGCCCCGCTGTCGAGCGACCCAAAAAGCCCACCCCCCAGGAGCAAAGCCATGCGTGATCTCTACATCAAGGTCGCGCTCTGGTTGCTCGGCCCCGTTCTCCCAAAGCTAAGGGAGACTTTCATTTCCGAGGTCGTAAGCGAGATGAGGGCTCACGGTTCAAAACTGCATCAGGCCGATGAAATTAATGCTCTGTTTGCGGGGGTGCCTTGGAGCCACCCTGTTTCAGCGCAGCCTGAGCAAGCCCATGCGCGGCCTCAGGAGTCAGGCGAATTGGAATGGACACTTTTTCGCCAACAAGCAGGTGAAGAGTAATGGCTCCGTCTTCATTGCTTTGTCGGCCTACGCCTAAAAGTTCGAAAGGGAATGAATTCCAGGGCACCCCGTCCGATCTGCCGCGGGTGGAGAAGATGCTTTGCAGCAGTTCGAATGCGGCGTTTGGCGACAGGTTGAGGTCGAGCAGCCGTCCGTCGTGGCTCGTCAACTTTACCTCTACGTTTCCGTCCGCAGACCGGCGTGAGGCAAAAACCGAATGCGCAGAGAAGTTTTGTTTATCGCTCATGGTCAGTCCCTTTTGGATCAGATTGGGTTTGTGGAATCTCGATCATATCCGCCTGGGGCTGGCCGCCAATTTTCGCCGCCTCCAGTCGCTCGACCTCTGCCAGCGTCTCAGAGATCAAGGTCAGGGTCATTGTCCCGAGCAGGAATGCTCTTGGCTTCTCGCTGGCTGGTTTCTTAGTGGAGCGTTTGGCCATGGTTGATCTCCTCCTCTTGGTAGCGCGCCGCGTCGGCTTCTTCGCAAAGGCGGCGGAACAGGTCCATCACAACGTTATCGCACGGGTTCTCAAAGTGGCGACGCGCCATGTCTTGTGCGCTGGCCAGAAGTTTCTCGGTTTCAGTCATGAACCACTCGCTCTTTATGAATAAGGAAGTACTCGATGAGCACCCAAACAGTATCGGTCGATCGTCAGGAAATCACCCGCAAGAACGCTGCACGGATTGAATCCGAGATATTGCGGCGGCTTGCACACGTCACGCAGGTTCGTGCAGCCGAATTGATGGGAATTGATCCCAGCACGGTCAGTCGGCAAAAAGAGGGCCTGGAGCAGTTTTGCTTGCTCCTGGCAGCCGTCGGCCTGCAGGTTTCGCCCAAGAACTCGGTCATCACCACGCCGCACGACCAGAAGGTCCTCAAGCGCTGGGCTGCAAATTGGCTTCTCGCCGAGGTGGAGAACGAGGATGAGGCTTAACTGTGGCCAAGATCGCCCTGAAACTGGATGAGCGAGGCAAGCTCGCCGGCCTGACGCCATTCGATGATCGGGCATACACCCGATTTAAGAAGAAGCTAGGCTCGCTGCGCCCGGGTGACACGATCAGTTTTGAGCACCGCTTTCCGCGCAGCCCGAAGTTCCACAGGCTGCACTTCGCGCTGTTGGGCGCCATCTTCGACAACCAAGAGCAATTCGCCAGCCCTGAGGATCTGCGCAAGTGGATTGAGGTGGGGGCAGGCCACTGTCAGTTCGTGCCCGGACCGAAGGGGAGGCTGGTGGCGCTGCCGTTGTCGATCGCCTACGACAGCCTGGATGACGCCGAGTTTTACGAGCACCACACCAAGGTGGTGGCTTTCCTGCGTTCGCCGGCAGCGACTCGGTTCTTGTGGCCGACCGTTGAGGAGCGGGCTGCGTTGGCCGGTATCGAGGCGATCCTGTCGGGGTTTGGCTCATGAAAGGCCGCAATCCCACCGCTGAGCAAAAACGCTTCTGGGACATGCTCGCCCAGCACATTGGATGCGTGGCATCGCGCATGGATGGCTTCTTCGATAGCCAGTGTTCGATCCATCACATCGAAGGGCGCACCAAGCCCGACGCGCATTGGCTGGTCTTGCCGCTGTCGGCAGGCAACCACCAGGACGGGACGGGGGCGCCTGGCCGCATTGCCGTCCATCCCTGGAAGGCGAGATTTGAAAAGCGCTACGGCAAACAGCGTGATTTGCTGGTCTGGTGCATTGAACAACTGCAGGCCCAAGGCCTGACCGTCCCTGATGGCGCATTGCGCGCCGCCGGGATGCTGGAGGTTGCGTAATGGCGAATGAATGGTTTCGGCTCTGGCATGACATGCCGAATGACCCGAAGTGGAGAACGATAGCCCGAGTCGCTGGGCAGCCGGTTTCGCTTGTCCTGTCCGTGGCGTTGCACGTCATGGCGGACGCGTCACGCAACGTCACGCGGGGTCACGTTGATGTCACGACGGAGGATCTTGCAAGCGCGCTTGACGTGACAGAGGCAGATATTCAAGCGATCCGCGATGCAATGCAAGGCCGGGTCATGGATGGCGATCGCCTCACCGGTTGGGAGAAGCGCCAGCCTAAACGGGAGGACGTTGGCAGCCCAGAGACCGGCGCTAAGTCTGCTGCAGAGAGGAAGCGGGCCCAGCGCGAGCGTGAGAGAAGTGCTGCAGGCGGGGACGCGTCACTGCAGGGTCACGACGGGTCACGCAAAGTCACGACAGATAAAGATAAAGAGAAAGAAAAAGATAAAAAACAACCACCCCCTAACCCCCGCCAGCGGGGGCAGTCGTTCGACGCTTCCGCGATTGATCTGCCTGACTGGCTCGACCGTGAGGACTGGGCGGCCTGGGTTGCTGACCGCAAAGCCCGCAAGAAGCCGATCACGGAGAAAGCCGCCGAACTGCAGATCAAGCAGCTTGCAGGCCTCCGGCAGCAAGGGCATGCGCCTGCCGACGTGATTGCCCACAGCATCGCCAGCAGCTACCAGGGGCTGTTCGCTCCCAGCACGTCAAACCGTACCGCCCAGCCCGGCAAGGCCCAACGCCTGGCCGACTGGAATGACGAGCTGAGGAACGTGCTGGCTGAAAGCGGCCGCCCGGCGGAAATTTTCATGGGGACGATTGATGCAACTCACTGACCACCACCAGACGACGCTTGGCGCGCTGGTCATCAACGAAATGCGGCTGATGTACGGCACGAAGTTCGGCCAGCAGTGGCAAGGCCTGACTGCGCGAGAGCTGAAGGATTCCTGGGATCAGAAGCTGTCCGGCATGACTGAGCGCGAAGTCCGCACGGGCCTGACGGCCTGCCTGACCCGCGACTGGCCGCCGAGCCTGCCCGAGTTTCTGCGCTTGTGCCGCCCTTGGATGAACCCCGAAGTCGCCTATCACGAGGCCGTGGTGGGCATGGCCGCGCGCCGGCGTGGCGACATTGGCACCTGGTCGCACCCTGCGATCTACTGGGCGGCCGTGGCGGTTGGCCCTCACGACCTGCTGAACAGCACGTTCAGCGTCATGCGGGCCCGCTGGGAGAAAGCCTTTGGTGATGAGGTGGGGAAGGGCGAATGGCATGCCATCCCCGAGGTGCGCGAGGCACTGCCGGCGCCAGGCCAGACCCAGGCCACTCGTGAAGAAGCTGAGGCGGCGCTGAAGGCAATGGGTGCTGACAAGGCGCTGCAGAAGAAGCCGGGCCGTGACGCTCGGGCGTGGGCGGCAAAGATCCTGGCCGAGCAGGCAAAGAAGGGCGGCCGGCGCTATCCGTTTGCCGTATTGACGATGGCCAAACGGGCGCTCGGGCTTGAGCTCAATCCGGGGGAGGCGTGATGAAAGTCCGGAGATTTCACACGAACCAAACGGGGCGGGATTTCGCAGTCGGCGACATCCACGGCTGCTTCTCCAAGCTGCAGGCCTCTCTCGACCTGATCGGCTTCGACCCTGCCGTTGATCGGTTGTTTTCTGTTGGCGACCTGGTCGACCGTGGGTCCGAGAGCAATGCGGTGCTCGAGTGGCTGGCACGCCCGTGGTTTCACGCCGTGATGGGTAACCATGACGACATGGCCCTGCGTTGGCCGCGCGGGAATATGGAAGGCGATATCTACCGACGCAACGGCGGTGGCTGGAATATCGACCAGCCGCGCGAGACGCAGGAGGCGATCGCCAGCGCCATGGCGCTCCTGCCCGTGGCCATCGCAGTCGAGACGGCGTTCGGCACGGTCGGCGTTGTCCATGCTGACGTCCCAACGCCCACATGGGCGGGGTTTGTCGATGCGTTGGAGGGCGGTGTCGGCATCCGTGCCCGATCTGCTGCTGATGCGGCTATGTGGTCGCGTGGGCGCATAACCGTGGGCAACACATACCGCGTGCCCGACGTGCGGGCTGTCGTGGTTGGGCATACGCCAGTTCCGCAGCTCGTGGTGCTCGGCAACGTCTATCACATCGACACCGGCGCAGTGTTTGGGCGGCCGTTCACGTTGCTGGATCTGGCGACATTGGAGGTGGCGTAAATGCAGATCCTGACGCTCCCTTTCCCACCCAGCGTGAACGGCTACTGGCGACATCCGAGTAAGGGCCAGCTGGCTGGCCGGCACTTGATCTCGGAGAAAGGCCGGCAGTACCGGCGCGCCGTTGCGGACTTCGTGGCCCTGCATCGGATTGGCCGCGTTACCGGTCGGCTTTCGGTGTCGATCGAGGTGTTTCCTCCAGACCGGAGAAAGCGTGATCTGGACAACTTGCCTAAGGGCGTCCTGGATAGCCTGGCCCACGCCGGGGTCATCGCGGACGACGGCGATATCGACAGCCTGCTTATTGAACGAAAGGGAATCCACAAGGGCGGCATGGTCCGCGTGTTTGTTGCCACATTGCCAGGAGAGAACAATGGCGCACCCGAGCACTGCTGAGCAATCCGACCGCTATTGGCGTCAGGCCGCCGTGGAGCGCCTGCGCGGAATGGGTATCAAGCTCAACCGATATCGTCAGAACACCGAGGGCGTGGCGGCCGAGATCCGGCGCATTGAGCCGGCCTACCGGGGCGGCGACTCAAGCATGGTGATCCGCGCCTGGATGGGGGCTGCCGCCGCGCCCAGGGCGGAGGTTGCTCATCGGCCGCTGGCGCTCAGCCCCGCCATGCGCTTTGCCGCGGCGCGCAGCCGCCTGGCCGAGCCGTCGCTGAAAGGCTTGGGCGCGAGCTCGGCCAGGGAGTATCCGTAAGGGGTGGCCATGCGAAAGCTGACAGGAGATGACCTGCTTTGGAATTGGGCGCGCTGGTGCTGGTCTGGCGAGACCGTGGGGAACATGACTGTCTATGTTTCCTGGGAGGACGACGTCCGGCCCATCAATACTGATCATGCGCGGGCTGTGGAGGCTATGCATGCCGCGCTGCCGTGGCACGAGCGGATGATCGTGATTGCCGAGTACACGAAGAAAAACTCGCTATTCGCCGATCTCAGCGCGGGCGAGCGCATCAGGAAGGCTCGCCGGTGGATCGAAGAGGTAACGGGGGTATCCCTGACCGAAACGCAATACAGGCTGTACCTGGGCCTATTCAGGGACTATGTGGAAAGGAGGCTGGCTTGAAGTACGCGCACGAGGTGATTGATTTGATGGGCGCATACCCCGGCAGGTCGTTTCGGGTTGTGGAGCTTGTGCGGCACGTTACGAAAGGCAGGGAGCTGTCGTCGCGGGAGAGGGAGGCCGCAAGAAAGGCAGTTCGAAGAGTGCTCGCGGCCATGGTGGAAAATGGGACCGCTCACTTAGCGTCATCGGCTGAAATGCAAGGGGGGTACGATGAATACTCAATGTCCCACAAGTGGGACATGACGTCAGAAAAAGTGGGACAGAAAGTGGGACAATACCCGCAGAGAGCTTGCGTCTACTAAAAACGTAGAACTAAACGACCTGCTGATTATTGGGCTCGGCGGGTCGTCTAGGCTGCTTATCTGGATGATTGCTGACGCTTAGTTTTTTCCAGAAAAATTAGGCGCCAAGCTATAACGGTAATTGCACAGCAGATGAAAAGTCGCGGTGCGCTATAAAAACCGGGGTAATTGCTGTATGAGTTCTGGAAGACGTAGTAGAAAAGCGTTAACGAGATGGCCGTCCCTATTGCGATGATTAGGGCTTCGCTAGATCTACGGTAGTTCTGGAATGCCTGATCTGAGGTGAAAAATCGCAGCACCTTCTTGATGGCCCATTCTATGGGCTTAGAAACTAGAGTGATGGCTATTACCGCGCCGACCAAGGGCGCGAAAGCAAGCTCAAAAACTTCACTCTTGGAAAAAATAAAGGTGGTTGCCGCAGCTATAACGAGGCACGCGGCTGCTTTCAAGAGCAGCATAGTTAAACTGGCGGCGCTTTTAAGGAAAGGAGTTGAAGCCGTTTTAATGGAGCCAACGATTTTTTGGCGGTCCGCCTTCTTAAGCTGTTCGACGCGTAATCGAACATACTCTTTCTTTTGAGAGGATTGGCTTGACTGTTCTTCTGTGTTGAACCACACCTTGGCCATGATGCCGGCGTCCGCGTTTCCGCTATCGAACTCCTCAACTGCAATCCGGTACATCTCGCTGTCTTCCACGGTCTCACCTAGTGCTTAAATGTTGTTAAATGATACAAGCTGCTATCACAATTCTAGCCTGCGAGATTAGTGAAGGGAAACGGTTTGCACGTCCGTGCCTGTAGTGCCTGTACGTAGTAGGACGGTATGTTGTGTGATCGTCCGGTTATGAGAAAAGCGAAGCCCGCCGTCAGCGATGACTGGCGGGTTTTTTAATAGGCGAATGGTAAAGACATGATTTTTGAAACCATGCTGGCCGCGATTGGCTCAGGGGTTGTTTCTGGTGGCGCCGTCGGGGTGATTGCGAAGAAGTGGATGGATTACTCCTTCAGCGTTCGCCTGGCCGAGATCGAAGCCAAAAACCAGATCTTGGCGCATGAGCATCAGGTCCGCTTTACTCGGTACGATGAAAAGGTAACCGAGGTCATCGAGGGCGCATATGCAATCGTGTGCGAGTATCTGGATGCTATCACCGAGGCGTTGAGCAAGGCGGCCGCTTCTGGCGGTCAGGGCGAACTAGAGCCGCCCGAAGCGGTTTCCCGTAGATTCGCTACCTTCATGCAGCGCCAATCAATTTACTTGCCTGAGGATGTTGCACAAAAGCTTGTTTCTGTGCGGGCCGAACTCAGAGACGCTTATGCGCAGCAACTGACTCGGCTGCGGAACGGCAGCGAGCTCTCCGGCTCTGTTTTGGATCGCGTATATCGAAACGCCGAGTTCCAAAGGCAGGCCGAAGATATTCTTTGGGATCTCCAAGAGTTGGCGAGACAGCACCTGCGACGGTTTACGGTCAGCGACTGACTCACAGCAAAGCAAGCCGCCCTACGGGGCGGTTTTTATTTGGAGCGTTATGCATGGCGCAGCAAGAGAAACCAGCCGCGCCAGACTGGGAGCGCATCGAAGCGGATTACCGGGCTGGCCTGCTGTCAGTACGGGAGATAGCCAGCTCGAATGGCGTGTCACACGTAGCCATTGGGAAGCGCGCAAAGCGTGACGGCTGGGAGCGCGATCTTCAAGCAAAGATCAAGGCGAAGGCCGATGCGCTGGTTACCAAAGCCGAGGTTACCAAGGAAGTTACCAGTGAGCAGGCGGTAACCGAGCGTCGGATTGTTGATGCGAACGCCCAGGTGATCGCCGATGTGCGTGTGTCGCACCGCCGGGATATCGCCAGAGCTCGAAGCCTCGCCATGAAGCTGCTGGATGAGCTGGAAATCCAGACCGACAACATCGACTTGCTGGAGCAGATCGAAACTGCGCTGGCGAATGGTGACGATGCGCCAGATGGATTGATGCGTGTTTTCCAGCGCGTGACCTCAATCGCTGGCCGGATCGACAGCGCTAAGAAGCTGGCCGAAGCCATGAAGGTGTTGGTCGGCATGGAGCGCGAGGCATACGGAATCGTGGAGGCCGCTAAGGTGGAGCACACCGGTAAGGATGGCGGCCCGGTCGAGGTTGTGCACATGACGCCGGAAGCAATCCGGGAGGTGATGGAGAAAGATGACTGCTGAAGCCAGTATCCGGGCGGCGATGTGCAAGGCAGACGGCCTGTACTTTGCCCGGTACTTCTTCAAGCATCGCATGGGTGCCAAGATGATCGTGGCGCCCCACCACCAAGTGATCCAGCGCACGCTGCAGCGAGTCATTGATGGCGAGATCACGCGGTTGATCATCAACATCCCGCCGGGCTACACCAAAACCGAGCTGGCCACGATCAACATGATCGGGCGCGGTCTGGCGCTGAACAATCGCGCCCGGTTCATGCATCTGTCGTACTCGCACAACCTGGCGCTGCTCAACAGCAGCACAGCGCGGGGCATCGTCAAGTCTCAGGCATATCAGTCCATGTGGCCGATGGCGCTCAAGGACGATGCGGACAGCAAGGCCATGTGGTGGACTGAGCACGGCGGCGGGGTGTACGCATCCTCGGCTGCCGGTCAGGTGACCGGCTTTCGGGCCGGACACATGGAGCCGGGCTGGCAGGGCGCGCTGATCATTGACGATCCGGTCAAGCCTGACGACGCCTACAGTGACACGGTGCGCGGCGGGATTAATGACCGCTTCAACGAGACGATCAAGAGCCGGCTGGCCATCGAGACAACCCCGATGGTTGTCATCATGCAGCGTATTCACTACCACGACCTGAGCGGCTACCTGCTGCGCGGTGGGTCGGGGGAAATGTGGCATCACCTGAATCTGCCGGTGATCATCGACAACAGCGAGGCGTACCCGAGCGAGAACACGCACGGCATCCCTGTCGAGCACGGCCTGCCGGATGGCTGGCTATGGCCGTACAAGCACAACGAGAGCCACCGAGCGGCGCTGTTCTCTCACCGGCGAACGGCTGAGGCGCAGTATATGCAGCGCCCGCGCCGGTTCAATGCCGAGGGTGCGCTGTGGAATGAGCAGCTGGTAGCTGCTGCCCACGCGCTGGATCTGCGGCAAGACCTGCTGCGCACCGTGGTGGCGATCGACCCCCAGGCCACCAATAGCGAGGAAAGCGACGAAACCGGCATTGTGGCCGCCAGCGTCTACGGATCTGGCGATACCCGCCAGTTCTCGGTAGACGGCGACTATAGCGGCAAGTTCAGCCCGGCAGGCTGGGCCAAGAAGGCCATGGGCGCCTATGAGCAGCACCAGGCAGACGCCATCGTCATCGAGACGAACCAGGGAGGCGACATGGCCGAGGAGACCTTGCGCAATGCAGGGTTCAAGGGGCGCATCGTGCGCGTCCACGCAAGCAAGGGCAAGTTCGCCCGGGCCGAGCCCATCTCGGCGTTATACGAACAGGGCAGGGTGGCGCATCGCGGCGCTCTGTACCTATTGGAAAACCAGCTCATGGAGTACGTGCCGGCCACAGCGAAGAAGTCGCCCGACCGGCTGGACGCCATGGTCTGGGCATTGACTGAACTGAGCGGCGCGCAGGCCATGGGCCTGATGATCCCCAAGCGACTTTTACAGGGCCGGTAATGGCGATATTCAAGGTTTCAGCGCGAGACGGCAGCGTCTCGCTGGTGATCCGTGCGCGCTGCATTTCCTGCGCCCGGCAGATCGCCGTGCAGCGGTCGCCGTCAACCGAGGTGCGTCTGTGGCGCGACCCGGCGAGGTCGGCTGTCACTTTGATAGAGAACCCGGAGCAGTATGGCTACCTGAGGGAAGGCCGGCAGGGCTTCATTGAGCGGATTCAACATGGCTAACGCTGACAATCTTGCGCTGGCGGTCAACCATGCTGTGAGTCAGCTGGCGGCCGCGCGCTCGCGGATGGCGCTGCTCAACCCTGGCGGGATGGGCTTGGACGCCAAGCGCAATGCGGCCTGGTGCGAGTATGGGTTCAAGGAGACGCTGACGTCTCAGGACCTGTACAAGCTGTACCGGCGGGGTGGCATTGCACATGGCGCAGTCAATAAGCTGGTGAGTACCTGCTGGAAAACGCCGCCGCAAGTCATCGAGGGGGATGCCCAGGATGACGCCAGGAAGGAAACGCCCTGGGAGCGTAGCCTGAAGCCGACGTTGACCGCTTCGCTTTGGCGCGCCTTTGCTGAGGCCGATCGTCGGCGCCTGGCAGGACGCTTCTCCGCGCTGATCCTGCGCATCCGCGATAGCCGGGGCTGGGATCAGCCGATTGCCGCCGGAGGCCGGGAGCTGGTCGAGGTTATCCCGGCCTGGGAGGCGTCATTGACCCCCGCGGAATGGGATACCGATCCGCAGTCGGAGGGATATGGCAAGCCCAAGGCATGGCTGTATCAACAGGTTGGCGGCAACGGTCAGTTGGGCGAGATTGTCACGATCCATCCAGATCGGATCTTCATCCTTGGCGACTACTCGCTTGATGCCATTGGCTTTCTTGAGCCTGCCTATAACTCATTCGTGAGCATCGAGAAGGTCGAGGGCGGCAGCGGCGAGTCCTTCCTGAAGAACGCAGCGCGCCAGTTGAACATCAACTTTCAGGCTGAAGGCATCGATTTCAACAGCCTCGCGGCAACGTACGGGGTGAGTGTTCAGGACCTCCAGGCCAAGTTCAACGAGGTCGCAGTTGAAATGAACCGTGGCAATGACACGGTGCTTGTGACCCAGGGAGCGACGACTACGCCCTTGGTGACAGCGGTGCCCGACCCCAGTCCGACCTACAACATCAATCTGCAGACCGTCAGTGCAGCGCTGGACATCGCCAGCCGTGTCCTGGTGGGCAACCAGCAGGGTGAGCGGGCCAGCACTGAAGACCTGAAGGCCTTCAACAGCCGGTGCCAGTCTCGTCGCAACGGCGATTTGACGCATGAACTCCATAGCTTCGTCGGCCATCTGATCCGTATTCGCGTGGTCAAGCCAGTGGCCGAGTACGCGATTGTCTGGGATGACCTGTCGGAGGCGACCCAAGCTGAGAAGCTGGGCAATGCCAAGACCATGAGTGAGATCAACCAGACGGCCTTGGCCAGCGGCGAAGAGGTGTTTACCACCGACGAGATCCGCACGGCTGCCGGGTATGACCCTGCTGAGGGCGGGCCAGCATTGCCTGACAACGATGATGACGAGGACGACGATGAATAACCGCATCCGTTGGCTTTGGGGCTTCCCTGGATGGGGCTGGCGCATGTACGGCGTGGCTAGCTTTCAGGCTGGGCGCATGTGGTTCATCGGCTTCAGTAAGCAGGAGGTGAGGCATGGCAAGGAAACCAAGCCCGCCGATCCTCCCGCGTAGCCAAGAAGACCCGACAGGCGTTGACCGGCTTGAGCGCGGGGCGATGCGGGAGTTCAAAGCCCGCCTGCGCAAGATTGCCCGCGGATACGTCGCACTGCTTGACCGGATCCCGGCCGAGCCTGCGGTGAACAAGCGCTATGCCTTCCGGCTCGATCCGACGCTGTTGTCGGCCCTCCTGGCCGAGGGCGACATGCTGGTCAATGCCATCCTTATGGAAGGTGGCGAGCGCAATCTCTGGCTGTTTGAGTCGTATGTGGCGGTCGCCTACCAGCGCGGCACGGCTCAGGAGTTCGCCAGCCTGGCGCAGCAGTCGCCGGCATACAAGGCGGGCCAGCAAGACTTGGCCAGCTTGCTCCGCAGCGAGCCGTACCAGCGCCGTCTGGCGCTCATCCGGGCGCGAGAGTTCGAGGAAATGAAGGGGCTGGCCGGGCAGGTCAAGGCGGACATGGGTCGCATCCTGACCGACGGCCTTGGGCGCGGGCTGAATCCTCGCGACATTGCCCGGAACCTGACCGACCAGGCTGGGATTGAGGAGCGGCGAGCTAACAGGGTCGCCCGATCAGAGGTAACAACGGCGCTGCGTCGGGCCCGCTGGGACGAGGTGGACGAAGGTGCCGAGCGGTACGCCTTGCAGGGCAAACAAATGCACCTGTCTGCGCTGTCTCCGACTACGCGCCGGACACATGCCGAGCGGCACAGCAAGCTGTTCACCACTGATGAAGTGCGTGATTGGTACGCAAAGGATGGCAATTCGATCAACTGCAAGTGCAATCAAGTCTTCGTGCTGGTGGACGAGCACGGCAGGCCACTGGTGCCGGGCATTCAAGAGCGCACACGCGAAACCTATCAAAAGATGGCTGCCCGTGAGGACAGCGAATGGACGAAGGAGTGACCATGCCGATGCAGGTCAACGTGACCACGCAGGTCAACAGCAAGCAGATCCGCCGCGAGACGCACAACGGGCGGGAGCATTGGGTCGTGCCGAGTCACACGCTACCGGCAAATGTGGTCATGAACGGCGGGCTGTACACGGCCAGTGAGATTGACGCGCACTTCCATAAGCTGGAGGGCACGCTGGCGCCGCTGGGGCATCCCCAGGTGAACGGCCAGTTCGTGAGCGCCTTCAGCCCCGAGGGCATCAATGTCGGGCATGTCGGCGCCTGGAACAGGAATGCCAAGAAACAGGGCAACCGCGTTTATCTGGAAAAGTGGATCGACATCGAGGTCGCCCAGCGTACGGAAGGCGGCCAGCGGCTGATTGAGCGACTGGAGGCCCTGGAGCGCGGCGACGACGTGCCGCCTGTGCACACCAGCGTGGCTGTGTTCCTTGATCGGATCGAAGCCAACGAACAGCAGAAGAAGGGCGGCTATGACTGGATCGCCAAGATTCACGGCATGGATCACGACGCCATTCTTCTGGACGAGCCTGGCGCGGCGACCCCGGAGCAGGGCGTGGGGATCATGGTCAACGCGGACCTGGCCCAGCCCCTGCAGGCCAATGCCGGCGCGCTGGTGGGCGAATCCTTCCGCGAGCGCGAAACGCGGATCCAAAACGCAGCTAAGGCGCGTTTTGCACCTGGCCAGGACGATTACGTCTGGGTCGCAGATTTCACCGATAGCCAAGTCGTGATCGTCAAGAACGGCGGCACGCCCGAGGCCTACGGTTACACGTCCGAGGGCGGAAAGATCGTCTTTGACGATACGGGCAGCCCCGTCATGCGTCAGGAGTCCTGGGTGGCGGCCGCCTTCAATTCCCTGAAACGAGTTTTCAACCAGCAGGCCCGGCCTGCAGCAACCAAGGAGGGCGACATGCCCCTGACCCCCGAAGAAAAGGCCGAGCTGACCACCGATATCAGCAAAGCCGTTACCGCCAACATGGCCCAGGCCGTCGCGGATGCGCTCAAGCCCGTGTCCGAAGCCGTTCAGACTCTGCAGGCCAATCAGCAGGCCCTGTCCGACACGCTGACAGCGAATGCGCGCGCCGAAGAGGCTGACAAGCGCAAGGCCGTCGCCGCCGTGCATGGCGAGATCGTGGCAAATGCCCTGTCGGGCGAGCCGCTGGACGTCATGTTCAAGGCCCTGGGCACCGCCGCGCCGCTGGCCCCGGGTCTCATCCAGACCAACAGCGGCGTGCTGACTGCCGATGTGTCGGCTCTGCCCAAGGAGTAAGCCATGAGCCGCTATCGTCGCGTCAATCTGGACGGCCTGTCCGTCTCTGAAACCCGCTCGGCTGCAGCCGCACTGCTGCCGGGTACTTTCGCCACCATCAGCGCCGCGGACAAGTTTGCCCAAGCAGCGACCGCTTCCGGCCGGCTGTATGTGGTCAACCCCGCGTATCACCAGGGCCTCAGCATCCGTGATGCCGTACCCGTCGATGACTCTGCCGTGGGCGAGTACGTCGAGGAGGGTCGCGAGCTGGCCGTCTTGTGCCCGGCAGGTACCTACGCCAAGGACACCCCCATCAAGTTGGGCACCAACGGCCAGGGCGCCATCGCCTCGGATGATACCGACGGGGTCCTGGGGTACAGCCAGGACGCGGCCACGCTGACCGCGCCGGACTTCATCCGGGTGCGTTTCCGCGTCGGCACGGTTGCCGCCCCGGCCCCCTAAACAGGAGAGCAGACAATGTTTCTGACCCAATCCGCAATTTCTGCCCACCCGCGCCTGATGGGCCACCTGCAGCAACTGCAGGCCAACCGCAACATCTGGAATACGCAAAACGCCGCGTTGATCGAGGTCAATCGCGCCTCGATGACGCCGGAAATGCTCCAGGCCAACGCCCTGGCGGGCCTGGGCCGCGAATTCTGGCAGGAGGTTGACCGCCAGGTCATTCAGTTCCGTGACCGGGAAACCGGCATGGAGATCGTCAACGACCTGCTGGGTGTTCAGACCGTGCTGGATATCGGCAAGACGGTGAAGAGCTACAACATCGCTGGCGATATTGCCGACGACGTGAGCATCAGCATCGACGGCCAGGCCCCGTACAGCTTCGATCACACCGAGTACGACAATGACGGCGACCCTGTGCCCATTTTCACGGCTGGCTATGGCGTCAACTGGCGCCACAACGCCGGGCTGAACTCGGTCGGCATCGATATGGTGCTGGATTCCCAGCAAGCCAAGCTGCGCAAGTACTACAAGAGCATCGTCAGCTACACCCTGACCGGCTCCGAGCGCATCCGCGTGGACGGCAAGCCCGGGCAGGGCCTGAAGAACCACCGCAACACGGTCAAGATCAATCTCGGAAGCGGCGCCGGCGGCGTGAACATCGACCTGACCACCGCTACCCAGCAGCAGATCATCGACTTCTTCACCAAGGGCGCTTTTGGCCAGGCAGCTCGGGCCAACAAGGTGGATGCCTATGACGTGCTGTGGGTGTCCCCGGAGATCTACGCCAACATGGACAGCGACTATGTCAACGGCGGCGTGATCAGCGGCACGATTGGCGACCGCGTCAAGGCACGAGCGAAAGTGCGCGATATCCGCGAAACCTACGCTTTCTCGGGCAATGAGTTCCTCGCTTACCAGCGCCGCCAGGACGTTGTCTCCCCGTTGGTGGGCATGGCCACGGGCGTGGTGCCGCTGGCCCGTCTGCGCCCGCAGGACAATCACAACTTCCAGATCATGGGCGCCATGGGCATGCAGGTGAAGCGTGACGGCGACGGCAAGAGCGGCGTGCTGTACGGCGCCAACCTGGCCTAAGGAGCGAGCCATGGCGAAATATCAAGTTGTGCGCCCCTGGCACGGCGTTAAGAAAGGTGCCGTGCTGACCCTCGACCGCGTGCATCCTGCGCTGGCCGCCAACGTGATGGAGATCACGGACGACAGCCGGTTGGGTCACGTGACTGTGGATGTTTCGACCATCGCCACCGAGCAGGCCGAGCGCATCATCGCGGAAGCGAAGGAGACCATCGACACGATGGTGAGCGCCGCGCGCACCGAGGCCGATGAGATCGTGCTCGCAGCCCATGAGGAGGCGGGGCGGATTCGCGCCGGGGCGACTGCTGGCGAGGCGGGCGGCACGCTGACTCCGGCCACGCCGGACGCCACGGCTGCCAAGCGTGGCCGGCCGCCGAAGGTCGGCTCCAGCAGCGAATAACCGCCCTTGAGGCGGTTTTTCTTTGCCCGCTCGCTGGCGGGCATACGCTTCATAGCAGCCTTGAATCGGTAGCTACCGAGCCCGCAAGGGTGGGTGAGCTTTGAAAAGTCCGGGGCTGCTCCTTTCGGGGCGGCCCTTTTCTTTTCTGAGGTCGATATGAAATCTCTGACAATATGCGATACCTCGATTGGCCGGGATGACGGCGGCCGGTATAGCCTAAATGACCTACACCGGGCATCGGGCGGAGCCAAGAAGCATCAGCCCGCGATGTTTATGCGGTTGGGATCCACCAAGAACCTGATTGCAGAGATCCAGTCTACAGATATGCAGAGTGCATTCCGGACGGTGAATGGCGGTCCGATGAGAGGCACATACGTCTGCAAAGAACTGGTCTACGCCTACGCCATGTGGATCAACTCAGCGTTTGCCTTGAAGGTAATTCGGGCCTATGACGCCATGCAAACGACTGCGCATGGACTGTGGAAAGAAATGCAGGCGCTTATCGCTGAAGAAGTCTCCACACAGGTTCGCGCATCATTTGGGTCGCGCCTCATGCTCGAGCGAAAACGGGCCATGCCTGATTTCAGGCGTCGCCGAGAACAGCTTGAGGCGCGGATTCAGCCATCCCTTATTCACTGACCCGGCCAAGCGCCGGGTTTTCTTTTGGGGCACACCATGCTGACCAACGAGCAGGGCAAGCAATACCTGCAATCCCAGGGCATCGAGAATGTGCCCGACTTCATCCTGGCGGCCTGGGTCGAGCTGGTGAACAGCATCCAGCCATGTCTCGATGAGCATTATCCGGCTGGTGTCGCGCTACTGATTCAGTCGTACCTGCTGGCACTTATGGCCTACGGGCAGGGCGACAAATACATCGCCAGCCAGTCGGCCCCGTCCGGCGCCTCCCGTTCGTTCCGCTATCAAGGCTTTGCCGAGCGCTGGCGCGGCATGATGGCGTTGTTGCGTGGGCTAGATACGAAGGGCTGCGCAACTGGCCTGATTCCGCCCGATCCGACGCAAACCGCGCACGCCGGTATCTGGATCGGCAAGGGTGGCTGCCATGTGGGTGGCGGGCGATGAGCGCGACTGCTGCCTGGAGTTACACCAACGTCGCGACGATCAAACCGCGTATTGGAGAAGACAGCTGGACCGGCGAGGTGCAGTACGGCCCCGAGTACGAGATTGCCTGCACCTGGGCCGCTGAGACGACACAGGCCCGCGACGACAATGGAGCTGAATTCGTCGGCCGGCACACCATCTACACGGAGGATCTGCGGCCGCAGTTCCTGGATCTGATCAGGTTCCAGGGCTCCAGCGGCTGGGAGGAAATCCGCAGTCGCACGGAATGGGATATGAGCCCGTTTGGCGAAGCCCCAGACGTGAAACTCATCACATAGGGGGCGCAATGCCAGTCATAGGTATCGAAAGAGTTCGACGCAACTTCAGAGATGCGGTTGTGCGGATCGAGAAAGACAAAACCGAGCTGGCCGTCTTTGCTGTCCTCAGCCAAGGTGCGGCCCTGGCCCAGACAATGGCGCCGGTTGATTCGAGCACGCTGGTGAATAGTCAGTACGCGCCCCAGATTGAGCGCCGGGCCGGCCAGACTGCTGGGCAAGTAGGGTACACGGCGGCGTACGCCGCAGCCGTGCATAACGCGCCGGGCACGCTTAAAGGGTTGCCTCGCGCAAGCGGCAAGGGGCAGTACTGGGACCCGAATGCGAAGCCGGGCTTCCTTGAGGATGGGTTTGAGCAACTTAAGCCGTCCATTCCGGCAATCCTGAGGGGGATTTACCGTGTTTGATGAGTTCAAAGCCTGGGCCGAGGCAGTGCTGGGGAGCCGGTACAGCTACACGCAAGGCCAGTGGGAAGAAACAACCGCCAATCAGGCGGCTTTTTTTTGCTCGCTCCATTCGTTGGGCGGGCCCAGCCCTGACGTTGACGATCGCCGACCGCGCTATCGCGTCCTGTTGCTGGGCCCGCGGGGCCAGAGATCAGCGGCGCAGCAAACAAAGGTCGATATCCAAACTCTGGCGGAGGCCGCCGTGGCGAGCGATCTCATCCCCTGCGGCGCCGCCTCTATCCGCGCGCTTGGCGAGCCGGCCGGGCCTGGATACACAACGGAGAACCGGGCCTGGTGGTCGCTGGATCTCCAAATCACTTACTAGGAGGGCCGAATGGCTACCTGCAAATCTCAGAAGTACACGGGCCGCGTGGCGGTGTTGGAATATGCCATCGGCTGCGGTGATGCCATGCCGACCGCTGCTGAATGGAAGCGCCTTGGCGCGATGCGGGCCAAGGAGCTGACCATCGAATGGGAAACCAATGACAGCACGGCGGACGACTCGATCGGAGCGCTGCGCGAGGATATCGCCTCGTTCCAGACTCTCAGCGTGTCGGGCGACGGCACTCTGAAGGCGTCCGGCGCTGGGGCTGCCGCGCTGATCGCCTTGACCAAACACGTGGTCCGCCCTGACGCAACCGGTGGCCAGCCCGTGGCTTGGATTCGCCTGACGTTCCCTGACCTGACGTTCATCTTCTACGCCATCGTCACCAACATGAGCCGCTCCGCTCCCTATGATGATGTGGCGACGTACTCGTTCGAAGCCAGCGCCACCGCCAGCGATTTCGGGTTGATCGTAGAAGACACTCCCGATCCCGACGCGGAAGACGTGGCCAGCGTCACCGTCACCCCGGCAACCGGCGCCATCCCCGTTGGTGGCACTGTGGCACTGTCTACGGTCGTGGCGCCGGCCGGCGCGCCGCAAGGGATCGTTTACCAGTCGTCGGATACGTCGATCGCTACGGTCACGCAAGCAGGGCTCGTAACCGGCGTGGGCGAGGGCGTGGCCGAGATCACGGTCCGCAGCCTGGCCGACGGCACGAAATCCGATATTGCGGAAATCACCATCACGGCCTGACCATGATCCTGACCGATATCGGCGAGGTCGGGGTGCACGCGGGGGAGCGGACGCACGTGTTGCGCCCGTCTCTCTACGCAATGAGCCGCCTGGGAGAGCCTGCGGAGATTGTGGCGTTGTTCGTGTCGGTCATGGGCGAGGCTCCAGCCATGGCAGACGCTCTGGCCGTGCTCTATGCCTGCTCGGAAGATGACCTCTCCCCCATGTTCGGTGCCATGGAGATCCAGTGCGATCGAGTGGTCTATGTCCCCGGGCTTGCAGATCCTGCGCAGATTATCCCGATCGCTCGCTGTCTGCTGCGGCACGGCGTGACCGGAGCGCTAGATCCCTTGCCGCGCGCCGCCGACGAGGAGCCCGAGTACGTACAGGAGTTCGATGCTCGAGCTCATGTGGCGCTCGCAATGGCCCATCTCGGAATCCGAGAGCGCGATGCCTGGCAGATGACCATGACCAGTCTGGTTGGCGCGTTGCGAGCCAAGTTCCCGCAGCAGGCCCCTGGCGCCAGCGCCCCAAGTATCGAAGAAACAGAAGCCGCGCTGGAGTGGCATGACCGCGTGCTGGCTAAGAAGTCACAGTGAGACGAAGGGTAAAAAATGTCTGAGAACGTCGGCACTATCTATTACACGGTCGAGGCCGACACGGCCAAGCTGCTGGACAGCATTAAACCGGCAGACTCAAGCCTGGACAGCCTAGGCAAGACCTTTGGTCGAACCGACAAAGCCGCGAATGCCGCCGAGTTCCAGCTGACCAAGACGGCTGCGGCCGTCAAAAGCCTGGGCCGCGAGTCTTCCGGCGCCAGCTCGGCGCTGGGCGGTCTGGGCAAGGTGCTGGGTGGTCTGCTGACGCTGCAGGGCGTCAATAGCCTCATCCAGATGGCAGACGGTTATAACGCCATGGCAGAACGAGTGCGCATGGCTACCGCCTCCCATGAAGAGTACGAGATGGTGCAGCAGCGCCTTTTGGCGACTGCAAACACCACCTACCGCGCGATGTCTGAGGCCCAGGAGGTCTATATCCAGACCGCCGACAGCATCCGCGCAATGGGGTACAGCACCTCGCAAGCCCTGGATATCACAGATAGCCTCAGCTATTCATTCGTCAAGAACGCCACCGCGGCAGATCGCGCCCAATCCACCATCCGAGCCTATGACCTTGCCCTTAACAAGGGCAAGGTCGACGCCATCGGCTGGCTGACCATTGTGGGGGCCATCCCGACTGTCGTCGGTGACATTGCCACGGCGATGGGGAAGACCGAGGCTGAAATTCGAAAGATGGGCGCTAGCGGGGAGATATCGGCCCGGATGCTCAACGAGGGCCTGCTGCGGTCTGTTGGCGCAAACAAGGCTGCAGCCGAAGGCATGGCCACTACCGTGGCCGATGCCTTTACCAAACTCCGCAATAACCTGGCCGCATATGTTGGTGAGGCTAATCAGGCGACCGGCGCCACAGGCATTCTTTCCTCTGCGATTGAAGGGGTAGCGGAGAACATAGACCTGATCGCAAAGGGGCTGATGGCTGCAGGGGCTGGAGCACTGGCTTTGTACATTGCCCGCGCTGGGCAGGCGGCGCTGTCGAGCGTTGCAGCCAGTGCGGCGGCAAGGAAGGCCGCCTCTGCTGCTCTGGTTGAGGCCCAGGCCCGCGTCAGCGCCACTCAGGCCGCCTTGGCCCAAGCGCAAGCAAATGCGGCCCTGGGTGGTTCCTACACCCACCTCACTGCAGCACAGGCCGCGAATGCGGCCGCCACCGCAGCATTGACCACGGCTCAGCGGGCGGCGGCTACTGCCAGCGCAGGCTTGCTGAGTGTCTTGGGCGGGCCCGCAGGGATCATCGGTATGGTGGCCTCGGTGGCTGCCGGCATGTACCTGTTCAGCGACAGCTCCGATCAAGCGACAGCCAGCCTCGAAGGAATGGATGGCACGCTGGGCTCTGTCAAGGAAAAAATGAAGGAGCTTGGCGAAGCGCAGCGCCAAGTCATGATGGATAAAGCTGAGTCCAGCCTGGCCGACGAGTTGAAGAAGCTCGACAAGGCATTTGATAAATTGGCGCGCGGATCGCTTGCCGATGGAACCAGGGCAGTAGCCGCATGGAGAGCGGCCAATTCGAACGCCATCGAGGAATTGATCGGCCAAGCCAAACGGGGGGAAATCTCTTACAAAGACCTCGACGCCTCGCTGCTGGGTATGGTGCGCACCTACGCCCAGGCGAATGGACGATCCGAAGAGTGGGTCAGCCAGATGACGGGCATGATCGCCACAACAGCGCAGGCCGCTCGTGGCACAGAAGAGGCCCGAGCAAAAGCGGATAAGTTGCGGCAGGCGCACGACGAGCTTGCCGCTGCATCGCGCAATGCAGCGGCAGCCCAGGGAGAGCTCAATGACGCCTTCGACAACACCGACGCGCAAGCCTATCTGAACAAACTCAGGGAGCGGCAGGCTGCCATTGAGGACGGCAACAGCGCTGTGAAACAAGCTGAGCGGTTCATCAAATCGCTTACCACTGCGTCTCCCGAAATGATCTCTCAGATCCGGGCGCAAGCTCAGGCGACGGACGCTGCTCAGGCTGCGCAAGCGCGCCTCAAGGGCGGGGTGTCCGCTGCCTCCAAAGCCGTATCCGAGCAGAAGTCGGCCGCAGCAGAGAACATCAAGGCGATTGACAAGCTGGCTGAATCACTGATGTACGCGGGCCTCGAGGGTGAGGCTCTGGCCGTCGCGCAAGCCAAAAGTAGCCTAAACCAGTACGCCACGCCTGAGCAGATCGCGGCGGTCGAGGGGCTGGCCAAGGCCATGCACCAAGCTGCCGAGGCCAAAGCGAATCTTGAGGCCCTTAAGCAGGTTGACCCTTTTGCGGGTGAGAAGGCCCGTTTTGACTCTGAGTTGGCTCAGTTGCGCAAGCTCAACCAAGCCAAGGCAATCGAGGATCAACGATATCTTGACCTGAAGGCGCAGGCAGAGCGGAAACACGGGGACGCAATGTTCGCGTTGCAAGAGGAGAATTTCCGCGCGCAGTCGACGTGGAACAACTCGCTCATGTCGAGTCTTGATGCGATGGGGGCAGCAGGTGCGCAAGTCATATCCGGGCTGGCTGTTGGGATGACCTCGGGGGCGCAAGCTGCTCAGATGCTTGGACAGGCAGTCTTAAACGAAGTGGTGAGCTCCTACGTGAAGCTAGGCATCGCTCAGGTCAAGGCTTGGGTGATGGGCAAGGCTGCTCAGGCATCCGCAGCAGCTGGATATGTGGCATCAGTCAGCGGGCAGGTTGCAGCAAATACGGCGCTGGCGGCGCAGGCGGCTTTCGCTTCGACTGCCGCCATTCCGATCGTTGGGCCGGCAATGGCACCTAGCGTTGCGGCCGCATCCGGCGCGGCAGCTGCTTCCTTGGGCGCTCCTGCCGTTGCCGCCGCTTCCGCTACTTTGGCCGGCGGCCGTCAGTACGGCGGCCCAGTCGGGGCCGGCAAGATGTATCGCATCAACGAAACCGGCAAGCCCGAGATCCTCAATACCGCCAGTGGGAAGCAGTACTTGCTTCCCAACACCCGTGGCGAGGTTGTGAGCAACAAGGATGCAACTCGGGCTGGGCCAGCTTCTGCCGGGGGCGTTGTCGTCCAGCTTTTCGAGAATCCTGATCGTGGCGGCCAGGTAGAGAGCTATCGCGGTGCGGATGGTGAGGAGGTCATTGCGCTGTTCGTTGCAGACATCCGCGGAGGCGGTCGGGCATCTCAAGCGATTGAGGGCACTTATGGTCTGACCAGGAGGGGCATGTGATCGAGACGGATATCTACTACCCGGAGGGGCTGCCCCATCCCTTGCGAGAAGGGAAAACCACTCGGCACGTCCAGCCATTCCGTCGCACGACCATGGCGGATGGGCGTGCAAGGCAGCGGCGGGTTTTCACGAGCGTCCCAAGCATCGGCAGCTATCGCTTCATCTTTGATGATGCGCAGGCCGCTGCGTTTGAGGTCTGGTTCAAAGTTGCACTGCAGGACGGTGCGGCGTGGTTCAACATGCCGCGCCGCACCCCTTTGGGCCAATCTGTCCTGGTCTGCCGCTTCACAGGCATGTACCAGGGGCCGGATGAGCATGGGCTCAACCGCTGGGCTGTCTCTGCGGAAATGGAGGCCTGGGAGCGTCCGTTGCTGCCTGATGAGTGGGGCTTGCTGCCGGGCTTTGCGGCGCAAGCCGACATCTTCGACATCGCGATGAATCACCATTGGCCGGAGGCGAAATGACGATCCTTGCTGTCGTTTATGCCAGCGCGCCTGATGACGAGGTGATCATCCCGTCCCTGGAGATTTCCGTTCCAGGGCTGGCCCCCATTCGGATCTGCGCTGGCTTTGAGGATCTCGAACTTGGGGTCGATGGGCAGCTTCACCTCTTCGAGGCTGGCTCACTCCAAGTGGCGCTGCCGGCGAGCAACGCAACGGGCCAGCAGACTCTTACGTTCGGCGTGGCCAATGTGAACGGCGTGGCCCAGCGCTACGCCGATGCGGCGCTCGAGGCTGGCGAACGGGTAGCGCTCATCTATCGGGAATACCTTGCAAGCGACAAGTCGGCGCCCGCCCGCCGGCCGCTTGTGATGACCATGACGGGCGGGCAGTTCTCCAATGGCGAGGCGCAATTCGAGGCGGGCTACTACGACCTGCTGAATGCGGCCTGGCCGCGGCAGCGCTACACGGTCGAAAACGCTCCAGGGCTCAAGTACATGCGATGAACCGATACCTGCAAACACACTACGTGAAAGGAGGGCGCGGGCCGCTGGAGTTGGATTGCTATGGCCTTGTCCGGCTGGCGCGCACGGAGCTTTACGGGAAGCCGCTGCTGCCCCTGTGCGCCGAGGCCAGGCCGGGGGACCTCCGGGCGATCACCCGCGCGGTCGAAAACGTGGCAGTCCTGGAGGGCATGCATCCAGTCGCGCCGGCACCGGGGGCTATTGCCACCGCCTGGCGCGCATCGCTTTGCGTGCACGTCGGGATTGTGGTCGAGGCAGACGGGCGGCTTTGGATCCTTGAGACGGATGAGCCGACTGGCCCGTGCCTGACGCGAATGGCTGATTTTGAGCGGCGATATACAAAGGTGATGTTCTATGACGATCAAGGTCTACCCGAGCCTGCTTCCCGGCTTGCCGATTGAGGAGCATGCCGCCGAGGGAGTGACGCTGGGCGAGTGGCTGAGCTCGAAAGGGATCGACTATCTAGCGCACGAGATCCAGCCCGTGGAGGTATGGCGGAACGGGCAGCGGCTGGCGGCCGAGGACTGGAGCTCTGTGGTTATTCGTCAAGCTGACGACGTGCAGATCCGCCTGATACCCAACGGCGGGGTTTTCAAAGCGCTCGGCTCGATCATCGGCAAGGTGTTCAATCTGGCGTTCGGGTGGCTGATGCCCAAGAGCCGCAGCCAGTCGCACCGATCCCCAGAGCAAGGCAGCCGGCTGGAGAACAGCCAAGCCACGGCCAACTCAGCAAAGCTGGGCGAGGTCGTGCCTGAGTTAGCGGGCCGCTTCCGGAGATTCCCTGACTACCTGACCCCGCCGCGGCGGCGCTTTGTTGGACGCCGCGAGCAATGGCTGGAGTTTCTCTGTTGCGTCGGCCCAGGGCGCTACCAGATCGACCCTGCCGACGTGAAGATCGGGAACACGTCGTTCTCCGCGCTGGGTGATGATGCGCAGTACGAGATATTGGAGCCTGGCGAGCTTGTGGCGGGGCGCCCTGGCCATGAGCACTGGTATACCGCTGATGAAGTTGGCGGGACCTCATCGGGCACGGCGGGCCTGGAGTTGAGCGCTGAATTCTCTTCGGAGGTCAACCCTGACGCTACCAGCTATGACGTTGACGGAGCGCTCCTGACGATGCACGGCGCCACCGTTCCCGCTGGTTGGGGCGCTGGCACGATGATGGCAATCGCCGTCTATATGAACTATGAGGTGTCGCGGGACGTGTTCAGCACGTTCCCAGAAACCACCTATATCAACCGTTTCACTGGCAATTTCCGCGAACTCTCTCCCGGATATGGCATGACTGTCGATGTCGGCTATGGGGGCGAGATCATCACGGCCAAGATTCGTGATTATTCGGTCGACCAGGATGGTGTGGGCTGGGTCACGCTGGTGCTCGATGACGGGGTTCCGTTCAATGCCCTGGAACCTGGGACGCATTCTATGCGCTTCTTTATTCGCAATCGGCGCTACCGGGCTATCGCCTTTCCTGCTGAAAATCAGGTCGAGGTCGTAGCGAATGAGGGCGATATAGATGTGGTCGGCTGGCGCGGGTTCGCTCCGTACCAGGGTGGAGTGTCGGTGTCGGTAGATTCCGCAACCATCTATGGCGACTGGTCGGGGACGTTCCTGGCATGCCCGCCGGGGGAGCTCACCGATGCAATGGAGGCAGACTTCTTCTTTCCGGGCGGGCTTGGCTACGTTGCAGACAATGGCAGGCTGCGTGACTGGTCGGTTCGGGTAGAAATCCAGTACCGAGATGCTCGCGCTGGCGGCGCGTTCTCGTCCCAGCTGCTTATATATAGTGACGCAACGCTTGATCAGATCGGTTTCACTGAGCGGATCGACTTCGGCGGGATGATCCGCCCCGAGGTCAGGGTACGTCGGCGCGGGGCTCAGGACACGTCTACTCAGGTCAATGACAAGATCCAGTGGTATGGGCTGCGCACCCGGCTGAGCACCCGGGATGAGTATCCGGATTGGACAACCATGTCGGTCCGAATTCGAAGCGGCGGCCGGCTCGGCGCTCAATCTGAGAATCAGGTCAACGTGGTGGCCACCCGGGTTCTCCCCCGGCTTCAGTCTGACGGCGCCTGGTCGCCGCCGCAGCCAACGCGTGACATATCCGCATTTGTCCGCCACATCGCAGCAAGCATCGGCTACACGGATGCAAATCTGGATATGGACGAGTTGCGGCGGCTGCATGCAGTCTGGGCTGCGCGCGGCGAGGCATTCGATCACGTCTATGACGCGACGACGGTCAAGGACGCGCTTAACCTCACACTGGGCGCAGGCATGTCCGAGTTCACCGTGCACGATGGCCTGATCTTGCCCGTTCGGGATGGGTTGCGGGCGCAATTCGAGCAATCCTACTCGCCCCACAACATGACGGGGCCACTCGTCCGGGCGTTCAGGGCCCCTCGCGTAGACGACTTCGACGGGGTTGAAGTCGAGTACACCGATGGCGAGACATGGGCCCAGGAAACGGTCAAGTGCCTGCTGCCTGGGGATCAGGGCTTCAAGCTGGACAAGATCCAGCTGCGTGGCGTGACAGACCGCACCAGGGCCTGGCGCGTCGGAATGCGACGTCGGCGCGAGCTGCGATACAGGCGCTGGGACTATTCGTTCCCCACAGAGATGGATGCGCTCAACAGCCGGTATCTCAGCTATGTGCCATTGATCGGGGATGATCCTGGCTACGGGGCGTCAGCGATTCTCAAGCATATCGAGCCGGCTGGGGGCTCGGCGCTGCTTCACGTGAGCGAGCCGGTCAACTGGGAGCCAGACGCTCAGTATGTGGTGGCATACCGACGCCCAGACGGAACGCTCGCCGGCCCGTTCTCGGCGCGGCCAGGCGATGACGAGTACGTCATCCTCGCCGATATTCCCCAGCCCTGGCCGGCGGTGACGCTCAAGCAAGATCCCCCGCATGTCTATTTCGGCACAGTTGAGCGCTGGTGTTTCCCAGCCCTGATAACCGGGATACGTCCTAGCGGCATGGAGTCGGCCCAGGTCGAAGCGGAAAACTACGACCCCCGCGTCTACGCCTCAGACGACGAGCAGCCCTCAGGCTGACCCTTTCACGATTCAACACAGCCCCTTTCGAGGGGCGTTTTTTTATGGGCGACAGAATGGCCAAATACAACACTGGGAATCCCATGGGGAGCAAGTCCCCGAAGGATCTTTCGGACAACGCCCAGAACCTGGACGACGCGGTCAATGATCTGGGCAAAGACACGTGGCTTGATCGTTTCGGGAAAACTCGGGTCACCCTGAGCGGGTACGGCCGAATGTTCTCGTTGTTCATAGCTCAATCTGTAGCGCGCTTTCAGCAGTTCATGACCAATGCCGCCAGTCGATTTGAGCAATTTCTGATCAGCTCTGGTTATCAGGACCTCGGCGACTACCGGCCTGGCCTGAAGATCACAGAGCGGAACCAGATTTTCTGGAAAGATGGCGAGCTGTACCGCGCTGGCGCCAGATTGGGCTTGCCATATACCACTACGGGAGATTGGGCTGATGAAAGTTCCGACTTCGTCTCAATTGGGGACGCAGCTTTGCGCCAGGAATTGGGCACGGCAGGTCCAGGAGTGGCTGGAGCTGCCATCGTCGCATTTGAAAGTGACGTAGCAGGAGCCGTACCGCGGACGGTTGAAGAGAAGCTGTTCGAAGTTCCCACAAGCGCAGACGACATTGGAGCTGCCGGTGACGGAGTTTCTGATGACACAGTGTTTTTCGCTGCGCTGGAAGCGGGTACCAGCGGTCAGCCCATCAATCTCCTCGGGCGGACGTTTGCGGTGTCAGCGCTGCCTAACGGCAACGACTATTTCAATGGTGCCTTTGTCGTTGCCGGCCAATACATGCCCCAACACAATCTTCCCCAAGCTCACCCCTGGGCTAATCCTGCACCGCACTTCAAAGCGATCAGTGCCGGCTATGACGCAGTTCGTGGCTTGAACGCGGCCTTCCTGCCCTTACCGTCAACTGCGCCCATTGCATACCGGAGCCAAGCCCTGCTGATTTGGCGTGAAGGAAGATATCACACGTTTGAAACGACTTCATCTATCAAGATGGCCCGCACTTACGATGCCGGGTCCACTCTTTTCGACGAAAAGGTGATCTTTAAAGATGCAGCAGGACTGGATGCGCGGAACATGAACTTCGCCTTTATGGGTGGAACGCGCATCGGTGTATTTGCGGGGCGGTACAGCGCTAGTGCACCGACTTCCCAATACGCGCCCGTGTTTCTATATTCGGATGACTTCGGGGCCAACTGGAGCTCGGTTGTTCTGACCCTTCCTAGCGGAGCGCTAGGGGGCTCGCCATGTTCGCCGTCGGCTGACGGCGGCGTCATTCATCGCTACCCCGCTTCTGTGGGCGGGCACGACACGGATGGATGGATCACCTATGTCTATGGTCAGACGGGAAACAACACAGCTACCGGGTACTTCGTCACGTTGGACAATGGTCTCACGTGGACTTTCGGGGCAATATTCAGCCACATGGGGCCGGAGCGCTTGACGGAAACCTCCGTCTGCCGTGTGGGCGCCGAGAACAAATGGCTGATGGTGATACGCGACAATCGTGTGGCGACTGCGCCAGCGTACCTTGTTAGCAAGTCGACCAATATGGTCGATTGGGAGCCATGGGTAGCGAGTGCAAGTGCAGCGGGCCGCAACCCGCCGGCGTTGATCTACGACCGCGGGTCGTTTTATCTCTTTGCCCCATCACGCCAGGCGCGCGAGATTTTGATGGACCGCGGGAGCCAACTGCTCTACATGAAGGTCAACGCGCGCGCGGCGTTTGAGGATCCCGTGGGAATCTGGAACACGCCCTGGCGGGACCTTGGGGCTATGACGTACTGGCCCACTGGACCGCTGTTCATGCATCGCGATGAGCGCGGCCGTTGGTTCGGTCTATTTCAGACTGGTGAAACGGGCCAGGCGGGCGCGGACCAGGACAGCCTTCAGATGGTTCTGATCTCGAACAGCCCCACTGTGACTGCCGACGCAAAGGAAGTTGTCCGGCTGATCCCGAAGCGAAACATCTTCGTAAACGGAGACTTCCAGATTTGGAACGAAGGAACGACCCGAGAATCTGCGGCTGGTCGCGTATTTGGCCCGGAGCGCTGGAGCCTTGGTCGCACGAGCTCCCCTTCGACGGGAGCATCTATATCCAGGGTGGATGGCGTTAAACGCCAGTTCGCAACCCGACTGCAACGTATCGCAGGAGATACGAACTCCGCCGGCGCCGTGAACTTCGGCTACACCTTCGAGTTGGGCGAGACATCTGAGATCGCGGGCAAGGCGATTACCGTTGGCTTTGATATCCGCCGAAGCCCCAACATGGACTCCCATATTTTCTTGAGGTTCAGCTACTCAACCAGCTCCAGTGAGCAGGCCGTAACAGCACTTAATGGAACTTTCACCGTTGGCAACGTTACGGCGTCGGACCTGGCTGTTCCAGTTGACCCCTTCACTCGCCACGCGGTATTCCGATACGACATACCGCTGGACGCTAAGCAGGTTCGGTTCTCGGTTCTGATGACTGGTGGGGCTGCTGTTGCCGGCGCAGACCACTGGGTCGATATAGAGGGCTTCTATGGTGTTCTGGGGCAAGTGGATAGTCAGCCCCTGCCGCGTTCGATTGCCGAGGATTCTATTTTGTGCGCTAGGCACTGCAATAAGACCTATGGGCCCGCCGACATACCGGGCGCTGTCACAGACGCTGGAGCCCTGCAGGAGCGGTCTCGTGGCGCTGAAAGTTCGGCAGCGGTGAACATGGTCTGGAGATTCCCCATTCCCATGCGGGCTACTCCGACTGTGACGGTTTTTTCTACCACGGGTGCCAGTGGGAATCTGCGCAATGTGACGGGTGGCGGTGACGTGCCTGCGATTGCTGATGCTGTCGGCCAAAGTGGCGCAACGATCATCAACAATGCTGCTGTGACCAGCGGCGCAATCTGTCGGGCGCATGCCCTAGCAACAGCGAGGCTTTGAAATGTACATGACTCTAAGCACAGGTGCAGTCTGCCGGCTCAGTGACAACGCGGTTATCCCCGCCGACCCACTCAATGGAGATTACGCGGAGTTTCTTGCGTGGGCGGGCCTGGGGAACATGCCCGCCAAACGCCTAGGGGATACGAATGCCGCACTTATCGCAGCTATTGAGATGAGACTGACCGAAATTGATCAGTTGAGCGTCCGCCCGCTTCGCGCAATAGTGGCCGGAGCGGCACAGCAAGAAGACCGCTCCCTACTTGCTGAATTGAATGCCAAAGCGGCAAGCCTTCGAGCGGAGGTGGAGAGTCTTACGTCGGAGATTTCCGAATGATGTTGATAACCGACCCACTCAGAGTGGAGGGGAGTTTTGCCGCAATAGACGCCTGAAACCACGACATGAATTTTTTGACGTCTGGATTGTTGATGTTCTCTACGAGCTGGGCGTCGTACTCGGCAATCGGCTCAATAAAGGTGGCAAAAAGGGGATTGCGATGAAAAAAAGCAGAAGCGTAGCGGTCAATGACTTGCATCCCGTTCTTCGCGCAGAACTCCTCTAGCTCGATCCTAGAGAAGTGTGCCAAAGTCCCAAAGACCTTGGCCCTAACCTCGTCAGCAGGCAGGCTCAGGAGGGCAGCCGCGGTATCGATGGCTTCGCTGCTGAATGAATCGAAAATGATGTGGCCGCCATCGGCGACGTAGTCAGAGATGCGCTTCAAGAAGGCGCCGAAGTCAGGGTAGTGGGAAAACACGTTCCGGCAGGTAACCGCGTCGAATTTTTCGTCCGGGGGCCGCATCTCAAAGATGTCGCCAAATATCAGTCTGATATCCCTGCCGGCAGCATTCTCCTTAAAGACCTCAAGCATCCCATTGGAGACGTCTAGACCAGTCGTTTGGTAGCCCGCGTCGTGCAGAGATATCGTCAGATAGCCAGTTCCACAGCCTACATCTAAAACGCGGCCCGAAGGTAGCAGGGGCCGAAGCGCATCGATCATGACATCGCGAACATGCGCGCCTGTTGGCATCGTCTTGTAGATGTTGTCTATTCGGCGAGCCTTAGCGACGGGATATGCACTCCAGTGCTGCGTCCTTGCTTTGCGTGCGTTTTCTTGGGAAGTGGCGTCCATCTTGATCCAGAATTTTTGGAGTGAAGGAGGATTGATTGTATTGCAGCGACCTTAATTATCTGCACAGATGCGTTGATTAGTAACTGACGACCCCGCTCCGGCGGGCTTTTTTTCGTCTATCGGGAGGGCAGCAATGCAAACCCATCAAAGGAGCAAGTGTATGGAACCGAGTACCACGGGGGTGGGGGGCTGGGCGGCAATCAAGCTGGCGCTGGCGTTCGGACTGCCGGCGGCTCTGGCGGCAGCCTTGGGGCTGCTGATCATGCCGCCCCGCACGGCGCGGGAGTTCGTCACGCGGATTGTATGTACGGTGGTTAGCTCGTTCGCATTCGGGCCGCTGCTGGCTATCGGAATGCTGTCCTGGCGTCCTTCGCTGGCAGAGCAGGCGCATTGGCTGGCGCAGCGTGCCGGGACTGGCGAGGACAGCTTGCTGGCCATGCTCTACATGCTCGGGCCGTGCATGTTGCTCGCGGGGCTGCCGGCGTGGTGGGTATTGGGGGCGTACATGCGTTGTATGGCCAGCATGCGAGAGAAGGGCCTTTTGGCCTGGTTGGGTGAGGTGCGCGGGCGTTTGTTGGGCTGGCGCCGTGGCGGGGAGGGCTGATTGTGACCTTGGATCAGATCATCAAGTGGGCAATCAACCCGGCGCTGGCCCTGCTGCCCCCTGGCATGGATACGCCAGCTGCCCGCGTCATGCTGCTGTCCATCGGCCTGCAGGAAAGCCGCTTTGAACACCGCCGCCAGTTGGTGGGCCGACCGCCCAGGCCGGTAGGCCCGGCCAAGAGCTTTTGGCAGGGGGAGGAGGGCGGGGGCATGGTTCGGGGAGTTCGATTGCACGCGGCGACTCGCTCCCTCGCCGCGGAGCTGTACCGCGCACGAGGCGTGGCACCGAGCGATGCCGCGATCTGGGAGGCCATCGAATTTGACGACGTGCTGGCTGCCGGCCTGGCGCGGTTGCTCCTTTGGTCAGATCCGCAACGTTTGCCGGCTGTTGGCGATGAGGACGGCTCTTGGGCGCTCTACTTACGCACTTGGCGCCCTGGCGCTTACACCCGCGGGACGCCTGGCGAACGCAACGCGCTTCGCGCTAAATGGGCCTCGAATTACGGAGCAGCGATGAGGGAGGTTATCCATGCTGGCACTGATTGAGCGATTCAAGGGGTATCTGGTGGCGATTGGCGCCGCTCTGGCGCTGACGTTGGGGGCGTATCTGCGGGGGCGCAGCGCCGGCAAAGGGGCGGAACGTGTACGCCGCGCCGAACAGATCAATGAACAGGCCTCGCAGGCCCACAAGGAGGTTCGTGATGTGCAGTTGGAAACGGCCCGTATGGGTGATGACGCTGTTGCTGATGAGCTTGAGCGCGACTGGGTGCGCGGGACCGGAGCGGGTCGGCGTTGAGTACTGCGATCACGCGCGGCCGGTCTATTTCGATTCGGGGGCGCAGGTGCAGGCAACGCCGGGGGCGATCCGGCGCCAGGTGCTGGAGGGGAACAAGACCTGGGCGGGGCTATGTCGTTAAATCTTGCGGCGCGGCCATGCGTCACCCCTCGACCCACTGCATCCACCACCCCTGGTAGTAGCGCCGGCCGTCGATCTCTTCAAAGCCGCAGACCATCATTCCCCGGTCGGAACAGAACGTCAGTAGCTCCGGATCCAACAGATCGGGGATGGGGCTTTTCTCCGTCGCGCCGAACTTCGCCAGGCTGTCCATCGTCATGACGCGGACTTGGCGCCGCATGTCTTCTCGCGTGATTGAGTACATGCGGACCTTGCCTTGGACGGCGGGCGCAGGGTCATTGTCTCGGAGCTTCTCGCCAAGGTGATGGGTGCGAACGACGGAGCATTGCATGATTCTGCTGCGATAATGCTGTATGGATATGCAGTATATTGCAGCAGAATTGAGTGCGAGTTAAGCGTGTTTTACGGCGGTCTTTGCCGAAAGACGCTAGGGCTTGTTGAACCGCACCCTGAGCTTTCCAGCGATCAGTTCCTCTGACTCAGTATTGAAGCGAAGAGACAGAGTGTGAGCGTCCGAGATGATATACGGCGAAAGGGAAAGATTCACCACGACTTGGAACATGGTCACCGGATCCTCAGGCGAACCTATGCCCTTCAAGCGGTCGGCCATTCTTGCCAATTCGCTAGGATCCAGATCTTGCTGCTGAATGACCTCGTCATTTCGAAGAACAGTAAAGCTTAAACGCTCGAAGGGACGGTCGATCGGAGTAAACGCATAGCCAACTATGCACAACCTAGGCAGCAGAGCAGCGGGGGCGCCTTCACCAACAGGCAGAAGGGCCTCCGGGCGGGTAGCCACCAGTTCTCCGCCATATATTCCCATTACGGAGAGCTTGTCGCCCATCTCGGTACGGACGTCGTCACAGAAAAGGCAGTGGGCGTATCGCAT